GTCCCGCCAGTGGGGTGAGTACCTGGTCACGTCGATCACCGTCCACAGCAGAAGGGCGAAGAGGAAGTGCAACAGGTGGAAGAGCCAGAGGTGTTCCTCACTTGCTGGCTTGGGTACATACAAGGACCAGACCAGAGCGAAGATCAGGTTGGACACCCAGTCTGCTTTCATTGGTTTGGCCCCGCAGTGAAGAGTACTCGTGAGTGAGTGACGTTCAGAAGAGAGATACCAGTCTCCCTCCGTACCAGATTGAGGATCTGAGCTACGGTAGAGTAGAAGTCACCCTGTACTTCACTGAGTGAGTAGGGGATCTCTACCTTGTGGAAGGTAGTCTTCTCATCCTTCAGCTTCATCTGGACATGCGCATAGCTGATGACCATCAGAGAAGATCCTCCTTGAGCTTGTTGATGCCGTAGCTCTGTAGCAGTGCAGCTACACGAACAACATCTTGATATCCGTGCTTCGCTAGGAGCTTCAGCATCAGGTCTGTTCTGTAGATCTCCAGTACCCGATCAGCTGGGCACTCTGCATAGCAGAGGTGATCCGGGCTGACCAAAGCGAAGTAGACCACGCCATCTGCGTTGTCCTTCTGTACCACTATAAGAGGGATGTTCCCCTTGTCCGTCAGGCGGTAGGACATACCCGATACCCGAACCAGGGTACCTGCGGGGAGGAACCAACGCGAGTCCTGGTCAGCATGGTATGCCCTGGTTTGTTCTAGCAGGTAGACAGAGGCACCCAGTTCTACCAGACAGTTACGGGGAGAGAGTCCACCGTTAACTATCTGGCGTACGTAAGCTTCTTGTTTCATGGTTTACTCCTTGGTTTGTACGTTGTGTTATCCTCGACACAACCTATAGACAACCGAGGTACTAAGATGACTACCACCCCCGCCACTACTGCTCAGCCTGGGATGTTGACGGTAGATGAGTTCCGCTCTGTGCTACCGGACAAGATGAAGAAGTCCATCTCCCCGGAAGTACTGAAGACACTCAATGACATGCTGTCCGATCCTGACATGGCGGAAGCCTTCAGGGACAACATCATTGGGTACACCCATGTGATGAAGGAAGGTAAGTTCAAGCTGGACAACTACCTCCATGCTTCGAAGTACGTGACCTATAAGCTGATGGGGTTGAACAACACCGAGGCTTACACCCGTACCTTCCCCACCAAGATCCAACGGTGGACCCAGCAGGGTGTAGCCAACAAGGACATGGCCAGCTACATCACCAGCTACAACAAGTCGAAGCTGGTGAACCTGATCCTGGAACAGGCACTGATCCCCTGCCATGTACTCAATGCTGACATCAAGCAGAAGGCAATCAACCATCTGTTCCACCTGATGCAGAATGCTCAGTCGGAGAAGGTGCAGCAGGAGTCGGCCAACAGTCTGCTCACTCACCTGAAGTCGCCGGAGAAGACTGAACTGAAGATCGATGTCAGTGACCGTGCAGCAGATGCCATCGACATCATGCGACAGAACGCTGAAGCACTGGCACGTCTCCAGCAGGAGATGATCGCAGGCAAGCAGCTGTCCGCGAAGGATGTGGCTGAACGCAGCATGGACTTCGGTGAAGTCATCGAAGGGGAGCTTGCCTAATGAACTTGGACGCCACACCAATAGCGAAAGCTGTTGCAGATGAGATGGACTTCGATGGCTTGGATGAAGCCTCCAAGTCTGTAGAGCAATGGCTTCGTGAAGTAGTCTATGGGGATGACTCTTCGTACATCCCCAGCATCTTTGCCTTGCAGTTCGTTGACTTCATCAAGATGGTCAACGGCAACGAAGGGGAAGAGAACAAGACACCAGTACTTCACCTGCGAATGCTTGACCAGATTGGATCTGGTCAGACCCGGATCGCCAACATGGTGTTCCGTGGTGCAGCGAAGACCACCGTGATGGGTGAGTACCTGTTCCTGTACATTGCACTGTACGGTGAGCTTCCTGGTTTCGGGAAGGTAGACCTAGCTCTGTATGTGTCGGACTCCATCGACAACGGTGTGAAGAACATGCGGAAGAACCTGGAGTTCCGTTGGGAGAACTCCGAGTTCCTGAGAAAGTACATCCCCCAAACCAGCTTCACTGATATCCGTTGGAAGTTCACCAACCTGGATGGGAAGGTGTTCATCGTCAAAGGCTACGGTGCCAAGACTGGTGTCCGTGGTGCGAAGGAGATGGGTAAACGTCCGCAGCTTGCGGTACTGGATGACTTGGTTTCGGACGAAGATGCTCGCTCGCCCACTGTCATCGCAGCCATTGAGGACACGGTGTACAAGGCAGTGGACTATGCACTGCACCCGAAGAAGAACATGATCATCTGGTCGGGTACACCGTTCAACGCGAAGGATCCATTGTACAAAGCAGTGGAGTCTGGTGCTTGGAAGGTCAACGTCTACCCGGTATGTGAGCGGTTCCCCTGCTCGCGGGAAGAGTTCCGTGGTGCATGGCCTGACCGATTCACCTACGACTTCGTGTTGCAGAAGTACACCCTGGCCAAGAAGGCAGGGAAGATCGAGACGTTCAACCAGGAGCTTATGCTCCAGATCATGTCCGACGAAGACCGGCTCATCCAGGATGGTGAGGTGGCTTGGTACATGCGACGCAACGTGCTGGACAACAAGAAGCGGTACAACTTCTACGTCACCACTGACTTTGCTACCTCTGCGAAGAAGGCCAGCGACTTCAGCATCATCAGTGTCTGGGCCTACTCCCACAACGAGGACTGGCTGTGGGTAGATGGTATCTGTGAACGCCAGGACATGGGAGCGAACCTGGATGATCTCTTCCGGTTGTGTGCCAAGTGGCGTCCACTTGGAGTAGGCATCGAAGTCTCCGGCCAGCAGGGCGGGTACATCCCACTGATCCAGCGGGAGATGGTGAACAAGGATGTCTACTTTCACATGGTTTCGGAGAAGGGTAGTAGCACTCCTGGCTTGCGTCCTACGACCAACAAGCTGGAGCGGTTCATGGCCATGGTTCCTCATTTCAAGCGAGGGAAGATGTTCTTCCCTTACGACATGAAGAGCACACGGTGCATGGTAGAGTTCGAAGATGAGATTCGCTTGGCTTCAGCTGGTGGCTTCAGATCCAAGCACGATGACTTCCTCGACACCATCTCTATGCTGGCTTTGATGAATCCAATCCCTCCAAGCCAAGAGATCCGCATGGAGTACAATGACAGCGAGATGATCTGGGAAGAAGCGTCTCAACGAGAGAACACCTACCAAGCAGGGGAGAGCTACATCGTATGACAATCCAACTCAAGCAGGTCATTGACCTGCTAGCAGAGGGGGAACTCAGCAACATCAAGTACGTGAACATCGACACTGGTGCTCTCGTACTGGAGCGAGTTCCTTCGCTGATTCGTGCAATCAACCTTGGAGTACTGGACCTACACAAGAGGTTCTTGCTTAAGGAAGGTATGCTGAAGATCCAATTGGAAGAAGGTCGGAGGTTGTATCCTCTACGTTCTGCATACCAAGTGGGACAGAAGCCGAAGCCTGGAGTACCTCAGTTCATCACTGAGGGGAACAAGCTGGACAGACAGTCCATCCTGAAGATCGAGAAGATCATCGGGGACAATGGAGTGGAGTACTACCTCAACGATACCTGGCAGCCGCTCAACATCACTACTCCTGAGTTCGATGTACTGGAGATCAGTGATGAGTTCTACTGTCATTCGTCGAGTAAGACTCTGGAAGTACGGTACCGTCGTGCTCCTACACCGATGAAGATCTGTGTGGACAACCTGGACAGTTGGGGTTACATCGACATTGATTTGCCTTATACTCACCTCCAAGCTCTGCTGTACTTTGTTGCTTCACGTTGCCAGACTCCTATTGGCTTCATGGAGAACACTGCACAAGAGGGGTTCAACTTCTCGCAGAAGTACGAAGCAGAGTGTGCGAATCTGGACGCACAGAACTTGCGTATCGATCCGGTAGGAAACCAGGACCGATTCACAAGGGGAGGTTGGGTGTAAGGGTGAGGGGACCAGGACGGTCCCCTCTTTTTTTACGCCTGGATTTCCTTGAAGCGGACAGCGCCGATCTCGGCAGACCAGCCTTCGATGGAACCTTCTTCGTTGACGAAGATCCATTCGCCGGCCTTCACGTCTAGGGTGGCACCCTCGTTGAAGTTGCTGATGGAGTAGACCCGTTCGCCATCAGCGTTGTCGCCGAAGGCTGCCGTGATGAAGGGGAAGGTTCCGAGCATTTCTTGCAGAGCCTGGACGTTCTGCTCATGGTCGTCGCTTACCTGCCAGCCCTTGAACTTGAGAGGCTTGGCGTGTTCGTACTCTTTGATCAGTTGCATGGGTTATTCCCCAGTGGAGCCGAAGCCGCCTTCACCACGATTGGTTTCGGACAGTTCTTCGACGAGTTGAAGTTCGGGTGTAGCCACCGGAACGATGACCATCTGGATCTGACGGCTACCGGCTTTCCAGTGGAAAGGTTCGCGGTCGGTGGAGACTACAGCTACCCACTCCCCACGATAGTCGGAGTCGATCACTCCGCAGGTGTTACGCAGGCGAAGACCTGCTTTACTTCCCGTACCCGAGCGAGGCAGCAGCAGGGCTACATGCCCTTCCGGTACAGCAGCGGAGAAGCCCAGCTTTACCGTGGTTGGTTGGTTTGGATAGGCCACACCACCTTCCGGCATGAAGATGTCGTACCCACCTGCGGTATCACTGGCACGCACGGGCATGATAAAGTTCGGGCTCAGTTGTTTAATTTCCAAGATTCTTACCTCATTGGTTTGAAAGAGAGTAACTATGGCAGACGTGGACGAAGATTACCTGACCCTTCCCAACGAGGATGGGGATCCCAGTAAGCGACTCCAGCCTGAGTGGAGCAATGCTCCCTCACTGGCTCAGCTGAAGCAAGACTACCAGGAGGCGAAGCAGGTCACCGACGAGAAGATCACGCAGATCAATCGTTGGCTCGACTACATGCACGTCCGTGGTGAAGGAAAGCCAAAGACAGAGAAGGGCAAGTCCGCTGTGCAGCCTCCGACTATTCGGAAGCAAGCAGAGTGGCGATACTCGTCTCTGTCTGAACCTTTCCTATCCAGCCCCAACATCTTCGAAGTGAACCCTGTCACCTGGGAAGATGCTGAGTCTGCAAGGCAGAACGGTCTGGTGTTGAACCAGCAGTTCAATACCAAGCTGAACAAGCAGCGGTTCATCGACGAGTACGTTCGTGCTGGTGTAGACGAAGGTACGATCATCGTGAAGGTAGGTTGGAACTATCAATCCCGTACGGTGAAGGAGCAGGTAGTCACCTACGAGATGATGCCGGACAGTTCCGAGGAACTGGCGCAGATCTACCAGACCGCAGCACAGATCCGAGAAGAGAGTCCCTCGGAGTATCCTGAGATCCCCGAGGATGTTCGTCTTGGTTTGGAAGAGACGGAAGCCAACGGTATCCAGGTACGGGCAGTGCCTGTTGGTTCGGAAGAAGAAGAGCGGGAAGAGACGGTGGAGAACCATCCCACTGTTCAGGTGTGTGACTACAACAACATAGTCATCGACCCTTCCTGTGGCAGCGACTTCAGTAAGGCGAAGTTCCTCATCGAAACCTTCGAGAGTTCCTACGCTGAACTGAAGGCTGATGGCCGGTACAAGAACCTGGACAAGATCCAGGTGGAAGGTCAGAACCTTCTATCCGAACCGGACTACACCGGACCTTCCGAAGGTGTACGCAACTTCGACTTCCAGGACAAGAGCCGTAAGCGTCTCGTGGTTCACGAGTACTGGGGCTACTACGACATCCATGGTGACGGAGTACTGCATCCCATCGTAGCTACCTGGGTTGGTGCTGTGATGATTCGGATGGAAGAGAACCCCTTCCCGGACAAGCGGATCCCCTACGTAGTGGTCAACTACATCCCACGGAAGCGTGATCTCTACGGTGAGAGTGACGGTGCTCTGCTCATCGACAACCAGCGGATCATCGGTGCTGTCACCCGAGGGATGATTGACACCATGGCTCGTTCTGCCAACGGCCAAGTCGGTGTGATGAAGGGTGCGCTTGACGTAACCAACCGTCGCCGCTTCGACCGTGGAGAGAACTACGAGTTCAACCCTGGTGCAGACCCACGGGCTGCTGTGCACATGCACACCTTCCCGGAGATCCCTCAGTCCGCTCAGTACATGATCAACCTGCAACAGGCAGAAGCTGAATCCATGACTGGTGTGAAGGCTTTCAACGCTGGCATCTCCGGTGCTGCACTCGGTGATACCGCTACTGCTGTACGTGGTGCATTGGATGCTGCATCGAAGCGTGAGCTTGGAATCCTTCGCCGCCTCTCTGCTGGGATCATCGAGATCGGGCGGAAGATCATCGCCATGAACGCTGAGTTCCTGGACGATGTGGAAGTGGTACGGATCACCAACGAGCACTTCGTGGATATCCGCAGGGATGACCTTGCTGGTAACTTCGATCTCAAGCTGGACATCTCCACTGCTGAAGAGGACAACGCCAAGGTCAACGATCTGACCTTCATGCTGCAAACCATGGGACCGAACATGGACCCCATGATGGCTCAGCAGATAATGGGTCAGATCATGGAACTGAAGAAGATGCCGGACTTCGCCAAGCGTATCCGTGAGTTCCAGCCTCAGCCTGATCCCATTGCACAGCAGAAAGCACAGCTTGAACTCATGCTGCTCCAGGCACAGATCGAAGCTGAACGTGCACGCGCTGCTCACTACATGTCTGGTGCTGGCTTGCAGGATTCGAAGGTGGGTACTGAACAAGCCAAGGCTCGTGCTCTCTCCAGCCAGGCTGACATGACCGACCTGAACTTCCTGGAACAGGAGTCCGGTGTACAGCAGGCACGCAAGCGTGAACTGCAACAAGCTCAGTCGGAAGCACAAGGCAAGCTGTCCATGTTGAACAGCCAACTGAAGCGACTGGAAGAAGCTACTTCAGCAAGGACTTCCCAAAAGTAGTTAACTTCTCTATAGTTGGTTCACCTTTACGGTGAACCAACACCCCTTTACTTGACAGGATTTGCAAAGATGAACGAAGAACACGCTATTCAGATCACCCGGAAGAACGCTGAGAAGTTCGTCCGGCTGCGTGACGCAATGCTGCGTCTGCACAAGAACCGGGACTTCCAAGCGCTGATCCTCAACGACTTCCTCAAGGACAACGCTGCACGTCTGGTCCTGCTCAAGGCGGACAAGAACATGGAATCCCCCGAGATGCAGGCTCGCATCATCCGTGAGATCGATGCGGTCGGCGCTCTGCACACCTACTTCCAGCTGATCGGCGTACGTGGTGACGAAGCTGAACAGGCCATCAAGGACTGTGACGCTGAACTCGAACGTGTACGCGAAGAGGAGGATGAAGAGTAATGGCTGACTTCCTCGAAATGAGTGACGACGATCTGCCCGAGTTCTACGAAGTAGAAGAGCAGACTCGCTCCGAGCAAGAAGAACCCGAGCAGGAACAACTGGACGACGAGCAAGTTAATGACGCCGGCCAGGAAGAAGAACCTGCTGAAGAAGAACAGGACGACGAACAGAGCGAGGAAGAAGATCCGCTCAATTCGCCGGACGATGAACTCGGCGATCTTCCTGTAGAAGATAAACCGACGGAAGAAGAGTCGGAACAGGAAGAGCAGAAAGAAGGCGAGGAAGAAGCGGAAGATACTCCGGCTGAAGAAGATCCTGAAGCCAAGAAGTCCGAGTCTACCAAGCAAGAGGTAGACCCTGCTGACTTCATGGCAAAGATCACTGCACCGTTCAAAGCGAATGGCCGTGATCTCCAGGTCAAGACGCCGGAAGAGGCTATCCGTCTGATGCAGATGGGTGCCAACTACAACCACAAGATGTCCGCGCTCAAGCCGAACCTGCACATGATGCGTCAGTTGGATGATGCTGGTTTGCTGAACCCGGAGACTATCGCCAATGTGGTCGATCTTCTCAAACACAAGAAACCTGAAGCCATCGCTAAGTTGGCTAAAGATGCCGGTGTAGATCCGCTCGACTTGGATGAGAAGAGTGTTGCGGATTACAAACCGACTGCTGTACCATTCAACCAAGTTCGTGAGGCACTGGACGAACAACTCGATTCCATCGAGCACAGTCCATCCTACAACCGAGTGGTTACTACGCTGGGCAAGTTGGATAAAACTTCTCAGAAGTTGGTTTCCGAACATCCTCAAGTCATCGGCTACTTCGAACAGCACATGACCAATGGGGTATTCGACCGAATCGACTCCGAGATCCAGCGCCGTAAGGCATTCGGCACGATCACTGATAGTACCCCGTACCTGCACGCATATAAGGCGGTTGGGGATGAGCTTCAGGCTCAAGGTGCATTCGACGATTTGGCTCAAGCCTCGGCCACTGAAAGCCAACGTAAAGCACCCGCTGAACCGGTGAAGCGAGTCACCACCCGCACCAAGGCACAGGAAGCGGCTGTGAAAGAAAAGCGTCGGGCTGCTGCTCCGACCAAAACTGTAGCTGGTAAGGCTAAGCCTGCCCAGTTCGATCCCCTGGCGATGTCGGACGAAGAGTTCGAGAAGCTGGGCTTCAACTAAGCAATCCCTGAAACTGGAATAAGGAAAACATCTCATGGCCGGTCCTGTAGATAACATCAAGCCGATGAAGTACAACGACCCCGCGAACAGGGTAGAGTCTTCCATCGGTCCTCAGATCCACACTCGCTACTGGTACAAGCGTGCGCTCATCGACGCCGCCAAGGAAGCGTACTTCGGTCAGCTGGCCGATACCTTCTCGATGCCAAAGAACTACGGCAAAGAGATCGTGCGACTGCACTACATCCCGCTGCTCGACGACCGCAACGTGAACGACCAGGGCATCGACGCTTCCGGCGCTACCATCGCCAACGGCAACCTCTACGGTTCGAGCCGTGACGTGGGCAACATCACTGCGAAAATGCCGACCCTCACCGAAATCGGCGGTCGTGTGAACCGTGTTGGTTTCAAGCGTGTCGAGATCAAGGGCAAGCTGGAGAAGTACGGCTTCTTCCGCGAGTACACCCAAGAGCAACTCGACTTCGACAGCGACCCGGCGATGGAAGGTCACGTCACCACCGAAATGGTGAAGGGCGCGAACGAGATCACCGAAGACCTGCTCCAGATCGACCTGCTCAACTCGGCCGGCACCGTCCGTTATCCGGGCGCTGCAACCTCCGACGCTGAAGTCGACGCCACCACCGAGGTCACCTACGACTCGCTGATGCGTCTGCGCCTGGACCTGGACAACGCGCGTGCTCCGACCAAGATCAAGATGATCACCGGTACCCGCATGATCGACACCCGCACCGTGGGTAACGCCCGTGCTCTGTACGTGGGTTCGGATCTGGTTCCGACCATCGAAGCCATGAAGGACAACCACGGCAATCCGGCCTTCATCCCCATCGAGAAGTACGCTGCCGGTGGTGCCACCATGCATGGTGAAGTCGGCCAGCTGGGTCGCTTCCGTGTCATCGTCAACCCGCAGATGATGCACTGGGCCGGCGTCGGCAAGGCTGTCGATCCGAACGACCAGGTTCCGATGCACGAGTCCGGCGGCAAGTACAGCGTCTTCCCGATGCTGTGTGTGGCTTCCGAAGCGTTCACCACTGTCGGTTTCGCTACCGATGGCAAGAACGTCAAGTTCAAGATCATCACCAAGCGTCCTGGCGAAGCCACTGCCGACCGCAGTGACCCGTACGGCGAGATGGGCTTCATGTCCATCAAGTGGTACTACGGCTTCATGGTGTTCCGCCCCGAGTGGATCGCCCTGCTGAAGACCGTGGCACGCCTGTAACTAGGCATGGGGGAGGGTAACCTCCCCCTCTTAACTCTTACCCTGGAGAATCACCCATGTCCCTCGACGAACTGCAAAACCTGAGTGAAGCACCGCTGGAATCCCCGGATACCCGTTCCGAGTTGGAAGTCCTGCAAGAAAAAGCTACTGCCCTGGGCATCTCTTTCCGCTCCAATACCGGCGTGGAAAAGCTGCGTGAAAAGATCAATGCCGTCCTGAACGACGAAGCTGTCGGCGACGAGGAAGAAGACGAAGCCACCGAAGCTACCTCGTCCATCCCGAAGCCGTCCGCTGAAGCTGGTGCAGCTGCCCTCAAGGCCGCCGAAGCACCGCGTCCGAAGACCGAAGGTGAACTGCTTCGTGATCGCCGGCTGGCTGCGCATCGTCTGATCCGCTGCCCCATCACCTGCCACAACCCGAACAAGAACGACTGGGATGCCGAGTACTTCAGCATCGGCAACGACGAGATCGGCACGATCCGCCGTCTGGTTCCGTACGAGGTGGACTGGCATGTGCCGGAAGCCCTGCTGAACTTCATCAAGTCCAAGCAGTACCAGCACTTCTACACGGTTACCGAGCAGACCCCGATGGGTCCGCAGAAGGTACGCCGGTCGAAGTCGGTACGTGAATTCTCCGTGGAGATCCTGCCGCAGCTGAGCGAGGATGAACTCGAATCCCTCCGCAAGCAGCAGGCAGTCAACGGTTCCTTCAAGGAGGACTAAGCCATGGCCGTAGAGCCGATTACCATTGCCGACCTCACCGAGGTCAAGCTAGACGGTAAAGGTGCTCTCGACCAACTCCTGCAAGTCACCCGCCTGCATCTGGCCAAAGAGCACGATGCAGGACGGTTGAAGGGGCAGGAATATGCAGCTGTTCTCACTGGTGGCATCACGGCTGTTCTTCAGAACGCCGTGATGTTTTTGCTTCAGAAGGATGAAGCCGCCAACAAGGCTGCGTTGGTCGAAGCACAGATCAAGCTCACCGAGAAGCAAGGTGAGTTGCTCGACAAGCAGATCGCACAGGCTGACAAAGACGCCGAGCTTATCGCTGCCAAGGTCAAGCTGACCCTGGAACAAGCGAAGCTGCCGGATTCTCAGATCAAGTCTGCTGGCTTCCAGGATCTTCTGGTTCAGGAACAGACCAAGGTACAGACTGCACAGGCTCGTCGGATCGACCAAGAGATCCTGTCTGCTGGTTTCCAAGACTTGCTCGTGAAAGAGCAGACTGCGAAGACCAAGCAAGACGTGTTGACCGCTGTCCAACAGACCAAGGTCATGGAACAGCAGGTACTGGAGTCCACTCAGAAAGTCGTGAACATGAAGCAGGAACTGCTGAACCTCGTGGCTCAAGAGTGTCTGCTGAAAGCCCAGTTCGATCTGACCAAGGACCAGGGTTTGAACACCCAGGAGCAGACCATTCTGGTACGCCAGAAGGTAGCTTCCGAACGTGCTCAAACCATCGGTGCTGGTGTGGATGCGGACTCTGTGATCGGTCGCCAGAAGGAGTTGTACAAGGCTCAGGCTGATGGCTTCAAGCGTGATGCTGAGCAGAAGGCTGCCAAGATCCTGATCGATACCTGGAACGTACGCCGTACCACTGATACCGGTACTCAAGCCAACACCACCAACCGGCTGGATGATGCCAACGTTGGGCGTGTAGTGAACATGCTGATGACTGGTGTCGGTGCCTAAACAGCGTGCTGTACACTAAGGGGAACTTCGGTTCCCCTTTTTTATTGGAGGACAGCATGGGTCTGTTCAGTAGCAAGAAGAAGACTGTGGTGAACACTACAGTGCAGCGAGTGTTCGATGATGCTCATATCCCGGACTCTCCCCGTACTGGTGTGATCCAGGGGATTACCCACGAGACTGGGATCGTCGAGAACATCCTAGAGAAGCTGGCTGACTCCATTGGAGTACGGGCCAACACTGCGTACCTGTGGGCGCAGAGGAATAACTACTACTGGGGCTTGCCAGAATCCAAGGTAGTGAATGGAGTGGATGCTCGTGCCGTAGTGGTTCAAACCATTGCACGAAGCGAAGGTACGATCACCACCTACTACAACCAGTTCGGTCCGTTGAACTCCCTGCACTGGGGATTCACTGAATTGGTTCGGCTGTACCAGTACAACCCGCTGACCAATGAACTGCCTGGACTCAGCACTACCAAGGGTTCGAAGGTCTACCTGTTCGACATGATCCCTGTCTTCCAGACCGACACTGTGGCATGGGCAGACGAGACAGCGAACAAGGGTATGCTTCAAGACTTTGGTTTCAGTCCGCAGTCTGGGTACACGCCAAGCCGTCCGTACAACACCATTGGAGGAATGGGTCAGTTCGCTGGGTGGTCACCCTACCGCACGGACAATGCCTACGGTGAGGACTACGTTCTACTGACCTATGAGTGGAAGGATGCTCAGGGTGTGATCAAGCAGGAAACCATCCGAATGATCATGAACCTGGATCTGTCCCTGGACTACCATCAGGTACGGTTCCGTAGGCAGGATGGAACCCAGGGATTCTTCACCTATCAGGACGGCAAGGGAACCTATCCGCTGATCGACGGTGTGTTCAACCTCGACTACACCAAGCAGGGTACCTACTACCCGTGGATGTATTGCCGCTTCAACAAGATGAACGTGAAGGACATCCCAGGCAATGCCTACAGGGATATGAAGGAGGTGGCCAAGATCTCCGGTATCGGGATCGACGAACTGATTGACGGGGTACATGCTGACCCGGACATCGGTGACGTGGCTCAGGTAGTTCTGTTCTATGGTGTGCCACCAGGTGCCACGAACCAGGACCAGCTGACCTACATCTTCGAGTACCTTCTACTGCTCCACTCCGAGGCATTGGCTCAGATCCAGAAGGCAGAGAACCTCCAGGGCAAGCTGGGGGACTACTCCAACACTGCTGACCAGATGATCACCATGCGGGACAAGTACTTCAAGATGGACTTCTCCTTCAGCGGTATCACGGTAAACCGTAAGTCCGGGAAGGTTGGTCCTATTGGTTTCATCAATGTGAAGTCTGGTATGGCCGACAAGTCCTCTGGACAGATCAAGACCCAGCAGCCGGCGTATACCTACACCCGTCAAGCCATGGACTCCATGTACGACGAGGTGATCATCTACAACCCGGCAATGCACTACCAGATCACCAGCAAGAAAGGGCACGTAGCCCAGCTGGGGCAACCTGAACTGCTGATCCCTGTGGACCGAGTAGTACTCAGTCAGCTTGGCTTGAGAGCACAGGAACAACTCCTGTGTCGCAGCCTACACATGGCGATCAACACCCAGGTACAGATCAAGACCCCTTGGTATGCCAGTGGCTTCTTCAAGGTGATCCTGATTGTGGTGTCTGTGGCAGTCACCATCTTCACAGCCGGTAGTGCCTGGGGAACCATCGTCGCAGCAGCCTCCCTCGGAGTGGCTGCTCTGACCATGGTGATCGTACAGATGATCGTCACTACCTTGGCCGTCAGCTACGGTGTGAAGCTGTTCGTCCGTGCTGTTGGTCCTGAGTTGGGCATCCTGGCTGCGGTAGCTGCCCTGGCTGTTGGTGCCTACGGGATGTCCAATAACGCTACCTGGAGCGAGAACCTCATGGCAGTGAGCCATGGTATCGCCAAGGAATCCCAGACCATGGAGCAAGCTGGTCTGATGGATACCTTGAAGGAACTGGAGCGGAACCAGACATACTACGCTGACCAACTCCAGAGTCTGGAAGACCAGCGTCGTGAGCTTGGTTTAGTTCAGTTCCAAGCACTTCAGGGTGAAGACTTCGTGAACCGTCCGCTGACTATCCTGGGTGAAAGTACTGATGACTTCTTCTCCAGAACTGTCCATGCGGGGAACATTGGGGCTGCAAGCTTCCAACTGACGGAATACTTCGTAGATGCTAAGCTACAGCTTCCTTCCATAAACGAAACCATAGAGGAAATCAACAATGGCCTATCCGTACAGTGATATGCCTTTCGGAGTCGAGTTGGATACTTCCACTCTCGGTTCCTTTGGCTTGGGTGGTCCCCAAACTCAACTACAGATGCAGATGCCTGCTGTAGACGTGAACGCTGCTGCCTCTGGTAGTGGTGGTTTCATGTCTGGCTTCAGCAACATCTTCAGCCGTGATTCCATGTTCGGTGGTGTAGCTCCGAGCGGTGCTCAGACTGGTGGCTGGGTGATGCCTGCCCTGGGCATTGGCCAAGCTGTCTTCGGTGCCATTGGTGCCAACCGGCAGCAGCGTGCTGCACGGGATCAGCTGGCAGAGTCTCGCCGTCAGTTCGATATGAACTACGGTGCTCAGCGTCAGTCGATCAATACCAACCTGGAAGACCGGCAGCGTGCCCGAGTGGCATCCAACCCCACGGCCTATGAGTCTGTGGATTCCTACATGGAACGGAACCGGATTCGCTAATGGCCCAAGAGATCACTTGGCGTAACATTGGTGCAACGGTAAGTCCTGGCAGTGCATCTTCGATGTCTGCTGGGACTACCGGTGTCCAACAAGCACTTGGTGCACTGGGTGACATCATCTCCCGTCAACAGGAGATGAACGTCAACAATGCCAAGTTGCAGCGTGAAGCCAACACGCAAAGCTATCTGGACCAGGTGGCAGCATCCACCCTGGAACAACTCAGCAACGCAGACTATCGCAGTGGCCTGGAGGCCCAACGTGATGCGATGGGGATGAACCTGGATCGTGCTGCTACTCGTGATGCGATCACCAAGCAGATCAGTGCTCAACAGAACCAAGCGGCTGCTACTCAGAAGTTCGACGACATGCAGGCTGAGGTAGGTCAACGAGGCATCGTAGATCAGCTTCGTACCCTGGCAGCTGAAGGCCGTGCTGGTGAAGTCAACCAGATCTTGGCTGAGCAACAGCTGATCAACGAGGGCGAGATCCGCAAGGAACTCACTGGTGTGCAAGATGCTATCCAGAATCGGCAGTACCGGGCAGCTGGTGAACAGCGTGCACAGGCAGCGGCCAACCGGGCAGCTGAAGCACACTCCCTCTCCATGGCTGCTGGTCGGGAGAATCTGGCTTTCACTCGTGAACAGCGTGACGAACTACGCCGTGATCGAGATGAAGCGAAGCTGGTTTCGGGAACCATCGCTACTACCTTCCAGGACTACGACGAGTCTCGGCAGGCACAGAGCGAGATCATGCGGATCGTGGGCAAGGAAGTCGGTATGCCTACCGATGACCAGGGCATGCCCGACATGAGCCGTGCTTCGCAAGACCAACTTGATGCCTTCAGCAATGCGCTGAACGAAGCTGGTGTGCAAGCCAATACCTCTGCTACCGAGCGGCGGAATGCTGCACTCAAGTCTCTCGTGGATGCCGGGGTAAGTTCGAAGGGTATCGCTCAGGCCAAGCAAGAGATGGAACTCCGAGAATCCCTGGAGGGTCTGGCTCCGCAAGATCGCACGAAGGTTGAAGCAACCATCGGTGCGGTTAACGCAGAACTGGATACCCTGCAACGGACGGCTACCGAGGACTACGAACGGGAAGTTGCACGCAACCCGTTTGTCGAGCCTGACAAGGATCCGCTGGGTTCGGTCAACAAGATCGTAGACAAGGCTGTGAAGTCTGGTTTCGGCTGGGAAGGTGACCGCCAGGATCTGAACAACATGCTCGTGGACTTCGCCACCAACGGCATCAAGCTACCGGACGGACGTACTGCTGTGGTTCCGTCGAAGCTGTTGGAACAGGCGTTCAATACCACGAACACTTGGCTGTTCAAGAATGCCAGTGACGTGGAGAAACGGATCATCGAACTCATGACCACTGATGGCATGACTCAGATGCGAGAAGACGCTCCGACCATTCGGGAAAACTTCCTGAAAACCGTGTCGGATATCGCCAACCAAAAACGGTCGAATGCCGTTAAGGTAACTCGCTCGGCAGAACGGGAAAAGGGTGTTACCATGGACTCGACCGATGATCTAACTTTTGCACTACGAGGGAGGAAACGATAGATGGCTGATTTCGACTTGGATCAATTCCTGTCGGATCGTCAAGAGGCGAATGCCGGGGCTACCCCGGCATTCGACGCTCTGGACTTTGCCAGTGTGGGCCTGGACATGAAGGGTTCGCAGAAGGCTTACGACCTCGACGGTATCCGCGAGCGCAAGAAGCGCAACGTGGAAGAATCCCTCATCGGCAAGATGGGCATCACTCCCGGTGCTGCTGGCACTGAGATCCTCAACGCTGCTGCTTCCTTCGTATCCGGTACTGGCCGTGCTCTCGGCGACGTGATTGCTCTCCCGATCAACGCTGCTGCTGACATGGGTCAGGCTGGTGTAACCAACGAAGCCATTGAAGCCTACAACCGCTATGTCTCCGGCCAGATGCAGGAAGGCGATGAAGCCATCCTGAGCCAGACTGCTGCTGGTGACGACGGTGTTCCGCAGACCATGCTGCAACGTATGCAAGGTGTGGATGAACTCCGCAAGTTCTCTACCAACGTGGACAAGTTCTTCGACTGGTCGAGCATCGTAGACACTACTCGCCGTGACCAACTGAGCGACGACATCGCTGATGCAACTGCTGGTGGCGTAGAACGTCTCCGCAATGCAGGCGAGTCCTTCAGCCGTGGCGAGATTCTGGATGGCTTGGTGCAAGGTGCACTCGGTGTCGGCCAGACCGCTGCTACCGCTATCGGTGCATCGGCAACCAACCCGCTGGCAGTCGGCGAGTACACTGTGGAGAACGCTCCGCAGATGCTGGCCTATGCCGCTAACCCTGTGCTGGGTGCTGCTACCAACGTGGGCTATGCCTCGGATGAATACCGTGAAGGCATCACCGAGTACCAGGCCGAGAACCAAGGCCAACTGCCGGATGCTGACGATCGTCTGAAGATGGGTCTTGCTGCTGCTTCTCTGGCAGTAGCTGAGCAGGTAGCCGATGCTGGCATACTGCGTGGTATCCGTGGTGAAGGTGGTGGTTTGATCCGCTCTACTCTTGGTTCCAGCGCTCGTGAAGGCGTGACCGAGGGTTACCAAACCTGGGGTGAGAACGTTGCTCACCTGAAAGACACCAGCCTCGAAGAGATCGTCGAAGCCGCAACCATTGGTGCTGCTGTCGGCGGAACCATGAACATCGGTGGCCGTGCTGCTGTAGGTGCCCGCTCTGGTGCTACCCGTGCTGAGGCTGCTTTGGCTTCGCGTGAAGCTGTGAATGCTGCCCGTGAAACCGGCGACATCTCTGTCCTGACCGATGTGACCTCGGAGTCCTATAACCCTGCTGGTGCAGTGGTAGTTCTCCAGGAACAAGTCATGGCTGACGGTGTGACCCAAGAGGTCAAGGACCGTGCCCTGGAGCAGGCTGACACCATCGAGCAGGAAGCTGCCCAGCGTGTATCCCAGCTGGAGCAGGAACAAGTCCTGTTCAGTGAAGAAGGTCTGGCCAAGGTAGAGCAAGCCATCGAACAACGTGAGCAGGCCAAGCAGGGTGCTGATGAAGCTACCGTTGCCCGTCTGGACGAAGAACTGGCCAACCTGAGTGGCGTACGTGAGCAGATCCGCAACATCACTCCTGAGCAGCGTCAGGCTCAAGCCAAGGAACTGAAGGATGCTCAGCAGGTACTGACCGCTACTCGTGACGCCATCAAGCGTTTCCAGGTGGAAGCCGCTCCGAAAGCTGCCGAGGTAGAGACTCTGGTTCAGGAAGCTGCTGTCCAGCCGGAAGCCTCCGAGCGTCTGGTCACCCTGACCATGATCAACCCGGATGCCCTGAGCCTGGAGCAGGTAGATGCTCTGGTAGCTGACACCAGCAACACCTTGACCACTGAGCAGCGTGCATCCCTGCGTAGCTTCAGCGAAGCACAGGTTGCACTCAACGAACTCAAGGGTCTGAGCGGTGTACGCACTGACATCGAGTCTGGTGGTGATGGCTTCAAAGGTCTGCCTCAGTACCGCAACTCTGTGCGTATGGCTCTGATGAACGGCAACGAAGAAGCGGCTGCTGGTCAGGTAGACCAACTGCGTGCCTTCGCTGACAGTCGTGTGGCGAAGTTCAATGCCATCGACGCTGCGTATCAACAGGTCAAGGGTACCGACAACTCCATTCGTATCGTACGTGATGAAGCTGGCAATTGGACCGAAGCACCGGAGTCCATGACTGCCCGCCAACTGAAGTCGGCTGGTGGTCTGGAGATCTCCGCTCGCTCCTTCAAGCTGCGTGATGCTGTAGCACTGGAAGCCACCGCACTGTCTCGCTCGGCTGAGTCTTTGGGTGAACTGGTCAAGGCTGGTCCGATTGGCCGTCCGAACCCTGTAGTGCAAGAAGCTGCCCCTGTACAGGAAGCGCCCGTACAGGTAGCTGAAGAGGTGGCCCCGGTAGAGGCGCCTATCGCTCAGGTCACTGAAGATGTCCCAGTCAGTGAAGCCGAGTCGATCCAGGCAGAACCTTCTACCGAGGCCGAAACTGGTGAACTCACGGCTGTCCGTGAGGGTGAAGCTGTGCGTGGTCAGGAAGTTGCCGCCGAGAACTACCAGACTACCAACCTGGTTTCCGCCTTCTTCCAGCAGTCCCCGGCTCGCAATGACGGTGACACTCAGAAGCCTCTGGTAGCAGTCAAAGACTTCGCTACCAAGATCCGTACTGGCGAAGGTCGCATGGCTGAGTTCGCTGGAGTGAAGAGCTTCACTGGCCAGCAACAGTCTGCCATCAAGCAGTTCATGAAGTTCCAACGTGCTGCCAAGCCGATCATCGAGCGTACGCTGAAGCCATACACCTCGAAGACCAGTGACGCCAGTCGTTACTACTTCCGGGACTATGCTCAGTTCCTGGTGAACGCTGACGGTACTCTGGACGAGAACCTGACCACTGCCATTGCCTACGGTGCGTACGACTGGGCTATCGATGCGGCCAACAACCTGGTCAACACCGATGCCGGTATCAATGCCATCCTGGGCAAGGACTCCGATGATGAAGTCTCCCCTGCTGCCTATGCAGTCCTGGGCAACGTAGGTACTCGACAGGCCACCGCAGCTTCCCAGCTGGGTGCCAAGATCGTTGATGTTCTTGGTTTGGAAGTCCTGCCGAATGCTCCTGTGAACGAGCGTGCTCGTCTGGAAGCTTCCCTGGGTGAGCATGCCTTGGCTCTGCTGGTGAAGATGGGTGTGGCAAAGATCACCACTGTCAGCGACGCCAAGTTGAAGTCCCTGATGGACTCCAATGAACCGGCCAACCCCCGCGTCAAGCACTACTTCCTGACCCCGGTCAGTGAGCGTGTAGACGGTAAGCTGGTTCCGGGTGCAGTTGCTCGCCAGATCCGTGAAGCCAATACCGGAAGCCAGTCCATCCTGGCCAAGCTGTTCGGTTCGACTGAAGGTCAGACTGAGCCGAGCTTCACTCCGGTTCCCTTTACCCAGAAGAACGCCAAGCGTACTCAGCAGCCGGTACCCAAGGAACTGGCCAAGATCCTGGACGATGCAGGCAAGCGTCCCATGCGTCTTCGCCAGGACATGTTCCAAGTCTGGGGCAACCTGTCCGAGAACGCATTGGCCACCATCGCTGGTGCTGTAGATGTCGAAGGTGGTTTCGTACACAAGGCCAACCGTGCTGGCACCCAAGCCAAGAACGATGGACTCGTACGCCAGATCGACAACTTCAACGAGTTCTTCGGTCGGATCCAAGAGGTCTCTGACCTTGGCTTGGAACAGCCGCTGTACTTCGACCGGAGCGTGTGGAAGCCCCAGCGTGTTGGCTTGACTGCCAACATGATCAACCCTCAGACCAGCAAGGTGCATCGCCACATGCTGGCAATGGAAGGCTGGGAGAACACCATCAACCTGTCCAACAAGGCAGAGATGGATAGCTTCAAGCTACGTGTACTGGAGTCCTTCGGCGTGAAGACCGAGGGCAACAACACCTCGAAAGTGCTGGCCAAGTACGACAGCAAGGTGAACACCCCGGCGATCCAGGCTGGTGTATCTGCCCTGGCTGAGATCCTCCGTGGTGAGGCCCAAGACACTGTGGCCAACGAGTCCGCAATCCTGGCAGCCGTAGCCGAAGCTGGTGAGAAGTTCTTCAGCTTGGATGGCTTGGTAGCACTGGCTCAAGAGAAGATCGCCCGTGATAACGGTGCTGAGTCCTTCACTACCCAGCTGCTCGGCGAAGTGGACGGTGTGACCAACGGTCCTATGCTGTCCCTGCTGATGTCTGGTGCCAAGGGCTTTGACACTCTGAACCAGGGTGGTTTCTTCAGCCTGGAAGATCCGTACACCCAGTTCAACGACTACAAGGCACAGGGCAACCTGGACCTGTACGAGGGCACCATCAAGGCTGTGCTGGACCGTCTGGGCAATGAACCGCTGCTGTCCTCTGTGGAAGTCATCACTGGTGTGCTGACCAACGAGGAAGGCGGTGTATCGTCCAAGGGCCGTAACGTCATCAAGAAGCCCCTGACCGCAATGATGTTTGGTTCCAACACCAAGACTGCTGTCAGCGGTATGGCTGATGCCTTCATCGAAACCATCTACTCCAAGATGGAAGACGCTGCCAATGCTGGTGACCAAGCTGCCCTGTCCAAGGTGATCGCTGCTGTGAACAGCCTCATCGGTTCGAAGAACAGCGACAAGCGTCAGCTGTGGCCTACTGACATGGGCTTCGAGCAAGCACTGAATACCGTCTACTCCCCGGTTCAGCAGACCGCTATCAAGGCAGCCTTCTACGACCTGCTGGGTAGCAAGGTAGAGAGTGCACTGAACGACACCTACGAGGTCTTCATCGCTCGCCGTGACACCATCAACAAGACTGCGAACATGGCTTTCCAGATGTACGAAGCTGTCTTCCAGGCTCGTCGTGATGAGCTATTGGCTTCGGCCAACCTGCCTCGTGGCAATGATGGCCAGCCCTTCGCTGATCTCACTCTTGTTCAGATCGACCAGATCCGCAACGAGTTGAAGGACATGGAACCGATCCTGCACACCGCTTTCTCGAAAGCCAGTGGTGACCTGGATTCGGGGATGCTGATGGCGAAGACTCGTCGTGAACTGAACGACTCTCCCCTGTACCGCTCGGAAGTCCACTTCGCTGAACCTCTGGAGTTCACCGATGAGGAAGGCCGCAAGCAGTCTGTGAAGAGCTTCCGTGCCAGTGGCATGACCACCGTCAACGAAGGTCCGGGCGTAGCTCCGTTCATCACTGCTACCCACGCAGGTGACTCGTTCATCTCCCACAATGCACTGATGGGCGAAGATGTCCTGAACATCCACGATGCTCATGGTGTAGGTGTACTGGGCATGGACGCTGCTGGCCAACGCCTGAACGAGCAGACCTTCAAGCTGATGCTGAACTACTCGGCAGCCAGTGAGATGGTTTCGACCTTCGAACGTACTCTTGCTGGCTTCAGCAAGTGGGCACAGGATCCGCAGGTTGCAAACCAGTTCGGCAAGTACCTGGAAAGCCAGAAGACTACCGTCTCCACTCAGCTGGCCAGCATCCGTCACGTCGCTGAACAGGCTGACACTGACAAGCTGAACATGCTGGCCAACATGCGTGCAGTGGGTCAGTACGCCACTGATGGTGGTAGCTACATCGTCACCGATGCTGATCGTGCTGCTGCTGTGAAGGCTCGTGAAGAGATCGGCAGTACCTTCAATCCTGAAGCGGAGACGATGGCTGATGCTATCGATGCTCAGCTGAAGGCTACTCCGCGTGAAGCCAAGCCTGCTGCTCGCAAGCCTCTGCGCAATGACTCGGTACAGTCCCTGGCTCCGGCTACTACGCTGAACACCATGGACCGCATCAAGTCTGAGGGCCAACTGCAACAGGACATCCAGCAGGTAGCCCAAGTGATGGAGAAATCCAACCTGAGCTTGGAGTCTGCCAAGGAAGTTCTGCCTGAAGATCGTGCGGCTGAGGTAATCCAAGCTGTCCAGCAGAACAGCCGTGACAAGACCTCGGTATGGGGTGAACTGGGCCAGCCGGTAACTCCGTCTGACCAAGCACTGGTGGATCTTCTGACCGAAACCAATGACCTCACTACCCGTGGTCTGGCTGAGGCTCTGGTAGCCCGTACCAATGATCCCTTCCGTAAGCAGGTGCTTCGTGCCGCTCTTCGGTCCATCCGTGAAGACGTGCCGGTCAAGCTGGTCACCTCTACCACTGGCCCGGAAGGTGCAGTTGGTGAGGGTGTGAGCAAGGCTCGTGGTTGGTATGCAACCCGTGGCAACTTCGAGGCTCTCTACGTGAAGAGTCCTGAGTTCGTTGAGTCCGGTATCACTGAAGAGATGCTGACCCATGAACTGCTGCACGTGAGCCTTGGTCGTACCATCCAGCGCGAACTGGACAAGAAACAAGCCAATGCCAACTACGACTCTACTACCTGGCGTATGGTCAATGACTTGGAGATGATCCGTGCTCGTGCCAGCGACATGCTGGGCAAGAACGGCGGGCTGTCTGCCAAGTACGCCAACGCTGTGTCGAACGTGCATGAGCTTGTCAGCTGGGGCATGACCAACCAGGGCTTCCAGGAAGAAGTCCTGAAGAAGCTGGAGATGCCTGCTGGTAAGCGTGATGCTGGTTTCACTGACGGGCTGCTGCGGTTCATTCGTAACCTGACTGCCCTGCTGTTCCGTGACACCAAGCCGTCCGATACCAATGCCATGGCTCTGGTGATCAGCAATACCTCTGTCTTGTTCGCTGAGGCTGCTGTACAGATGGCCAAGCGTAGCGACCTGACCCTGAAGTACGAGGACGCTGTGGATCAAGTCAACGCCATGAGCAGTGAGCAGATCTTCAATGCCCTAGAGAGCGAGAAGACCCCGCTTACCGAGGCTCACAGCAACAAGCTGAAGTCTGTCCTGAACAGCATCGTCACCGAGCTTTACGGTCCTATGGGTGCATTCCGCAACGAGGTTGCTCGTGGCCAAGCACTGACCACCACTGATGCCGTCCTGAAGGCTCTAGACACTGGTCGCCTGCCCTTCGCCTCTCAGGCATTGGCTTCGGCGTTCATTGTCAGCCCGCAGGAAGCCTACGTGCTGGAGCAGGTTGAGGCTACTGTGGCCACCACTCTGAACAGCAACGATGGAATCTTCATCCGCAGCAGCCTGGAGAATCTCTGGCGTGAAGCTAAGGATCGCCTGTCTGCTAAGGACTTCTTTGCTGGTGAGTGGGACCAAGCCACTCAAGCAGAGAAGGATGTGGCACAGGAGAAGTACAACTTCCTGTTCCGTCCTGAGCGTGTTGGTTCCCGTAGTGACTACCTGAGCCGCTTTGCTGCCCTGGGTGTAGCGAGCCAGGAAGTAGCGAACCTGCTTCAGTTCACTACCCGTAGCAGCGAGAAGTCCCTGTCTGGTATGCCTCTGGCTACCCGTCTGGTTGAGATGTTCCGTCGCCTGCTTACCCGCCTGGGTCAGCTGCACGACAAGACTCGTCCGGGTGAGGTGGCTGAGAGCCGACTGTTCACCCTGGTGGATCGTCTGGTGGACATTGAAGCCAAGCGTCGTGGCCGTCTGGCTGACCAGAAAGTGGGTGCCCTGGACCAGGTGGAAACTGCCCTGGCGAACACTGGTGAAGCCATCAAGGACAACCTGAACCGGATCGCTGAATCGACCTTCTTCACTCAGTCGAGCAGTCCCTTTATTCGGGTAGCTGGCAAGACCATCAGCACCATCACCAATGAGCGTGTTGGCTTGGTCCTGGACGGTATCACTCGCATCCGTGACAACGCTTTCAAGAGCCAGCACGGCATGGCCATGCAGGTAGTGAACGAGATGCGTGGGGCACACGAGGGTAACCTCGCTGCACACACTCTGTTCAAGCAAGCCAAGTCCAACGAGATGGCTCGTAAGCAACACATCGAGTACACCGCTGCGATGATCAATGAGGGCTTCAAGGACAACGGGCAGTACCTGAGCACTGAAGACCGTGCCGCACTGACCAAGGGTTTCCTGCGTACCAACATGGGTAACCTTCGTGAAGCCCTGGGTATGGATCGGTTGAAGGAAGTCCTTCTGGACAATGGCGAGTTCGCCAATCTCCGCAAAGACCTCGAAGACCAATTGCTGGCACTGCCGAATGGTCAGTATTACCTGGGTGCTGTGAAGGACTTGGCTTACCACCGTGTGATTGGTGGCAACGTCAGTCCGAACCTGATGCTGAACAGTGCGAATATCGCAGACATGCTCGGTACCAAGCGTGTGCTCCAGTCCTCCAAGGCAGACCGTGCGAAAGCCATCGAACTGCTGGACCAGCTGCAAGCTGTCTATGGGTGGGAGTACTCTGGTTCCCAGGTGAAGAGCCGTGCCCGTGAAGTGCTGAAGACCGAATCCAACCGTACCGATGGCAACGGTGTGGATCTGATCCTGGCTATGCACCATGGCTTGGGTAAGCGCTCCAAGGATGCCCTGTTCCAAGGCACCGAGCGTCTGTACACCGATGGCTACGTACCGGACATCTTCGACTCCAAGATCGAAGTGCTGGCCGTAGACCGCAGTGATCTGCCCTACTTCCAGAAGCGTGGCTACGCTGTTGCTGGTGACGTGCAGGTAGACCAACGTGCTGGTCTGGAATCCGACAAGGTTCTGGTGACCCGTCGTGGCAGTGGTCAGATTGGTTTGCTGACTGGTGCGATGAGCTACACCGGTGTGCATGCTCGTGGTACCAAGGTGGACCGTCAGGCTACCAACATGCTGTCGTCCGCTCCGGGAACTGCGAAGAACGCCATCACTACCATCAAGCGCAACATTGCACAGGATGTGAGTGACATGTTCCTGCGTGATCGTTCCTACGATCCTCGCCAACAGAAGCCGGGCCGAGTGTCTCCCGTGGTAAACCCGAACGGAGCCATTGTGGACTATCGCTACACCATGACTGAACACAACCGTGACAGTCTGCTGGATCGTGATAACTCCATGGAGCAGGTACTGGGTACCCTTGCAGGTCAGATCGTGGACAAGGTTGACTCCGCAATCCAGAACGCAGACGTTGTTCGTGCTATGTACGACCAGTTCCGCGAGGATTACGCCAACCGTCCTAGTAGCTATCTGGTTGTAGGCAAGGACAGCACTGATCCTCAGCTGCTTGAGTTGTATCAACTGCTGCCGGAGAACACCAAGCGTGAGATCCGCAAGACTTGGGGTAGCGACAACATGCAGATCCCTGCTGATCAACTTAACATGATCATGGGTTACCGCAAGTACAGTCTGACTACTCCGTTTGGTTTGGCAGAAGACGAACGCAACATCGCTGAGAAGGTGCTTGTACGAGTTGCTGAAGCCATCCTGGGTGAGAAGGCAGCACTCCGCATTGGTCGTGCTGAGGATGTGATGCAGGAACTGGTCCGTGAAGCCAAGGACATCCTGGTAATCAAGAACATCACCACTCTCGTAGGCAACATTGTCTCGAACATGACTCTGTTGGCTTGGGAAGGTGTTGGCTTGTCCGAAGGTGTACGTGCTCACGCTACCGGCATCAAGGCTGCTCTCCAGTATCGTCAGGACAACAAGAAGCTTATCCAGCTTCAGCGTGCACTTGACGTTGGTTACCTGCCTTCCGGTGAGCAAGCTGTACGGGATGAGATCGCTGTGCTGATGGATCGCCTGAATCGCAACCCGATCAAGCCGCTGGTAGATGCTGGACTGATGCCCACCATCGTAGAAGATGTGGAAGCTGATGACTCGCAGTACAGCTACAAGTCTCTGCTCCAGAAGAAGACCGAGAAGTACACCAGCAAGCTTCCGAAGTTGGTTCGGGACATTGGTCGTCAGGTCTACATGACTCATGACACTGCTGTGTACAAGTTCCTAAGCCAAACCACTCAGCTGAGTGATCTGGTTGCTCGGTACGCTCTGTATGAGTACCTGACTACTCGTGCGAAGGATCCGCTGAGTAAAGCTGATGCACTGCGTCAGGCTGAAGAATCGTTCATCAACTACGACTTGCCTTCTGGCCGTGGTCTTCAGTTCATGAACGACATGGGTCTGGTGATGTTCACCAAGTACTATCTGCGTGTGCAGAAGGTGATCGCTCGCTTGATCCGTCAGAAGCCTGCTCGTGCACTGGCTCTGGTTGCTGCCAACTACTTTGTGAGTGGCTTGCAGTCGGTAATGGATAGCTCTTGGATCAACCGGATTGGGCACAACCCGTTCCAGTCTGGTCCGTGGTCCTGGCCATCCAGCTTGAGCGAACTACCGGGTATCAAAGGTCTTATGAACCTGTAATGAAGAAAGGGGGAGCTATTGCTCCCCCTCCTTCTTCCTGCTGAAGCAATACTTCAACCATTCCCATCCTACCCAGCATAGGATGAGTAGCACGATGAACAGTGCTACTACCACGCCGAGTATTCTGAAGATCCAGCTGAATACGAAGCCAATGAATAGAATGCCTATCACGGCTCCTGCTAGTGCCCCAGCGCCGAACAATCCTTTCAGGACTCCCATGTGGACTCCTTACTTCTTGTCGAGGAAGGCCATACCTTTCTGCACAACTTCTTGTGCCAGGGCAGGATCCTGTACCGCAGCCGCGTAGGACATGAGGTACTGGATGTGGATGTTCTCACCCTTCTCGCCGAGTGCTGCACGAGTCATCACACCGTTCGGCAGACTGGCAGACCAGTACAGCGGGATGCTGTGCTCGTTGGCCAGACGCAGTGCTTCATCCAGGAGAGCCTTCAGGCTCGGCGGGATGTCCGACTCGTAGTTGCTACCACGAAGGCTGTGCTGTACGCCCTGGCGCTTGGCTTCTACTACCGCATCTACCAGGCTCATTCGGCCGCCTTCTTGATCTCGTTGATGTTCTCGTTACCTACCGCACGGAAAGCGCGGAGGAAGCGGTCGGTTTCCTGCTTCAGGGCAGCGTCGAACATTTCCAGGGTAGCCATACCGTCGTCGGTGGCATTGTCCCGGAGGGTGTTCGTCAGCTTGTTGCGCATTTCGATGAGGGATAGCACACGGGTGACGTGCATGTTTTTCAGCATGCACGCTTTGCTCAAATCGCCCATAGCGAAGTTCCTTCTGGTTGGGTGTAAGGGATGGAGTGCTCTGGTCTGGACCCCATTGCGGGGTGGTGGGTGTACCCGTTGCAACGGGCCAGAGCACTCCCTTATGCCTACTGGTTCAATAGACATAAGAAAGCCAGCTGGGGGTAGCTGGCTTGGTCTACAGAGGCATCAGTTAAGGGAGGTGGTAAACGGCCCCTTGGATCTAGGGGGACAAGGGGGACTTGGTAGTGGATCCAGGGGCCGATGAGGTGGTAAGAGGTTGTCTCCACTTCATGGTTCTCAACTTACAGGAGGCTGACATGGCAGTCAACACTAAAAAGAGTCCGCCTACCCGTAACCATTACGAGAACTTCAGAAAAGGAATGAAGGTAGTGACGTATCAGCGGACAAAAGGGAATGCTCTTTTTACTGTGGACTGTGATCCTGCGGAGGCTGTTGGCCTTCACGCATGCTGAAGCCAGAGATACGACCATTACGGTAGTCTGCTGCTTCCACCGAACCAGTGGGGTACGGGTTGTCTTTCTCGGAGTTCTCCAAGCCAGCACGCACACCTTCGAGGTATGCAACGGTGGCATCCATTCCGGGACGGAACGGCGGGTTGAACTCTGCTTCGGTCATGGTTCCCAGGAAGGAGACGCTGAGCATGATCGAGTTGGCACCGATACCGCTACGCTCCTTGATCTGAGCGATGAGGGGTACGGTGAAGTCGTGGCTCTTGCCCTGCTCGAAAGCATGGATGGCCGACTGGAATACGGTGCCTACGCCTGTGGGTGCAGCGAAGGCCAGGAGGTAGTACGACTTGGGTTTCATGGCTTACTCCGGTAGAGACAGCCCCCTGTTACGGGGGCTATCGGCCTGGAAGAGGTGTTAGCTGAAGAGGCTACCACCAGTGCTGGCCGGGGCAGCTTGACCAGCTTCCGGCTCTTCTTCCTTGGCTTCCTCCTCGGTAGCCACAGCCGGCTCTTCGGTAGCTACTTCGACCGGCGCTTCTTCGCTTGCCTTGGATTCGGCAACGGCAGCTGCCAGGCCGGCGGCCGCTTCGGTGTTGACGACTTTCTTCTCGGCCTTCTTCGGCTTCTCGGCCACTTCCGCAACCTGCGGTTCGGTAGCGACCGGTGCCTTGGTGCCGACCAGGCTGGCTACGGCCAGTTCCGGTACTTCGACGAAGGCCACGATGCCGCCGTCGCCCTTGCGGGTGGTCTGGAAGGAGATGGTCAGCTGGGAAGCGTCGGCTTTCAGGCCGTTGGCGGTCAGGTAGGTAGCGATGCCAGCGGCGACTTCGGCTTGTTGCAGTTCGATTTTCATCTTGGTTCCTTTTAAGTGAGCATGGCCAGGGCCAGCTTGAAATCATTGTGATGGAAGACCCCATACTCGGCTGCTGCACAGGCATCCGCCATGTGTTCAGCCCGACTGGCGATCACTTCCCCTTTCGGGGTCATGGGCCAATTGAGATGGGGGTATTTCTTGACTGCCCATTCGATCATGGCCTCCTTCGAAGCTGTCTTCGAATTACAAGCCATGACCTTCAGGTCAGTTGGGGTGAGCAGGTGGAAGGGCTTGCCGCTTGCTCGCACGGCAGAGAGGATCCCAATGCACATGCCGTAGCTTTTCATGGCTGCGGCAGACTGGGATCCTACGGGCACTTCCACGAATATTACGTTGGCTTCCTTGATCACCTCCATGACTCTGGTGGTGATCTCGGTAGACCGGTTCAAGTCATCGCTGTTGACGCGAATCTGCTTGTCCTTGGTCTTGGAAGTCTTGATGACTTCGATATGCCGTAGGCTGAGGGTGTTGGAGGTTGTGTCGTACTGACCGCAGGCTAGACCCCAGTTGCTCATGCTGGGGTCCATGCCGACTACGTTCAGTCTTGCCATTGCTTCAGCCGCTCTTCGAGGATCTCGATGAGGTTACGCTGAGCAGTTTCCTGCTGTTCCAGGAGGCTGTAGGCGTACTCCGGGATGTCAACAGCAGCATCGGTATGCAGCAGGTTGAACAACCTTTCTTGCCGCTCACGAAGCTCCTGGAGTTCCAGTTTCAGCCGCTCCTTCGCACCCATCCGCCGCTTGTGCAGCTTCTGCATGAGTTCGTAGCCTGCGAACTTCCACACCTCGTCTTCAGCGTTACGACGAGCGATCTCGATTCCGATCTCGGCATCGAATTCATCGGGGTCCACACAGAATGACTGCCCGGTGACCGTCCAACCGTTGACCAGGGTAAGCTGGCATACGGTGGTCAGTCCGTTGGGAAGGATCGTGAAAGACTCTTCCACGATCATGTTCTTCACGTCTTGCGGGTTGACTTTCATTCGCTACCTCCAAGTAGCTCCAGCTGTTTCTTCAGCCGGTTGATTTCTTCCCGTAGCTTCTTGGTTTCCTGGTAGGCAAACCAAGATGTCCCCTTGCTGTAGCTCGCCATGATGGTCTTCACTTCTTCAGGGGTCAGTACGGTCAGCTTGATGTCGGAATTGGGTTCACAGAACATCGAACCGTCATCCCAATCGAAGCCAGGAACCACACTCAGCACATCCACAGATGGCCTCGCCCCGACAGTTCCGGGGCGAAGGACAGGGATGCGTAAGGTGTGGTCCAGCAACCGTTCGCGTTGTTGCGGGTTCGTGCAGTAGCTCAACTGCCGCTTCAACGAATCGAGCAGTTCCCGGACCTTCATGGCTTAGCTGAACAGGCTTGCGGGCTTGCCGCCACCTGCTTGGCCGCCTGCCGGAGCAGGGCGACCGGAAGCTGCGCCGCCACCTGCGACCTTCTTGGACTTGTCGCGTACGGTACCGGCCTTGGCTTCTTTCCACTTGTCGAAGAACTCGGGTTCAGCCTTGGCACGGGCTTCGTTCAGGGTCTTCTTGGTGCCGAAGTGGAAGACCGCCGCCACGTCGTTGGATTCGCGGGTTTCCGCCGAATCTTCGTACTGGCCGGTGGCTTCGTTCTTGACGCGCTTGTTCTCGATGATCTTCTCCAGGGCCAGGTAGATGTCCTTGCCGGTCAGGTCGGTGAGAACCGGAACCTGCTTGGGTACTTCGGCCTTGGCGTCGTAGTCGTAGATCTTCAGGGTGCGCTGTTCCGGTGCACAGGCCGCCAGTTCTTTTTCGGCGGTCATGAGGCAGATGGCGTTGACGATGTTGAAGCCCGGCAGATAGTGCTTCTCGCCCTCGGCGTTCACGTAGTAGTTGGTCTGGCCTTTTTCCTTGTTGCTGGTCACGTACTGCTGAATCTTCAGCTTGCGACCGGTGCCGTGCTCTTCGAACTCGAAGTTCACTGCCAGTGCGCCCCCGGAGGATTCGGAGCCGTAGGCGGCCAGGATCTTGAAGGCGTAGATGTCGGTGTCGAAGATGCGACTGCCGCCACCGATGCTGTCCTTGGCTTCCTTGATGTCGCTGTTGTTGCTGGTGCTGAGGTTACCGAACATAGTGCTGTTTCCTTTCGATGCGTGAATCAGTTGTAGTACCAGTCCAGATGGTCAAGAACCTTCTGGATGTCGTTGTCGATGTAGGTCTGCTCGTGCGTCCACATACCCATGGGACCACGAATGCGCTCACCGACAGTTTCCTTGGTGATCTGCGTCTGGAAGACGTGCTTGTAGCCAAGCATTTCCTCCTGCGGCGTGATCTCCAAGAGCTTGTTGTTCTCCTTGAACGGCTCCAGCTTCCCAAGCTCCACCTTCTTGGTGGAGATCACCGTGGAGAAGTAGGACTCGATGCCGTTATTCTTCAAGGCGCCTTTGACCGGGACACACACGTCCATGGCCATGGTTGCCTTGTTGTACTCTTCCTTGGTGTGGGCCAGGAAGATCACCTTGCAGGGACTGCTGGCAACCTTCTGTTGCATCAGATCCTTGAAGAACTGCTGGAAATCCATCCATGCAGCCTGCCCGTTGGCAGCCCGGTAGATGTACTGGGACTCGTACATGTCCAGCAGGTAGGTGAGGGTGTCGATGATGATGGTGTGGGCTTCTACCTTTCCCTCCACCACTGCATCGAAGACAGTGGGGATCTGGTAGGGATCGGTCACCGTCCGCTCGATGAAGCGAGACTTGAACGGCAGCCGCTTACCGGCTTCGCAGTTCAGGTAGATGACCTTCTCCGGCTCCCGAAGATTCCGCAGACAGGCAGACTTGCCAGTAGCGGACAGACCGGAAACCAAGACCAGATGGTCGTTCACTTGCGTCATGATTGACTCCATGTTGGAAGCGAAAGGGTGCCGGAGGCACCCCTAAGCTCAGTTGCCGTTGGCCCCAGCTTTCTTGGCTACAGAGACCATGATGGTGGAAGCGATCTCGATCTCCGACAGCTTGTCAGCCATCTTCGAGTTGAGTTCGTTCACCTTGCCGTGGATTGCATTGACGCTGAAGCCAGCATCCAGAAGGATCATTGCGTAACGGAGCAACATGTTGTTCCTGTTGCCGTCGCCGGTGTTGTTGATTACCCAACGCTCCAGCTTGTCCATCGACGCCTGATCCTTGAGGTTACGCCGACGCTCTTCATCCTTCGTGGTCTTCGGGATGTAGGGCAGTGCGTCGAACAACTCACCATCCAGGTATTCGTAGTGGCCGGCATGAGACAGCCACTTCCGTGCACGCTGACCGACGCCATCGTCCACCTCGAAAGGCAGGGATTCGATGACGGCGTTGTAGAACTCCTTGTACTCCTTGGCGTCCATCTTCAGGGTGTAGTTCAACGGCAGAATGATGCGGAAGCGATCACCGTTGTTTTCCGTCTGATGGCGTTTCGTGGTGTACAGGAGGGCTTTGTAGCCCTTCAGGAATTCCTTGGCCGTGGACATCTTGCACCCATGGTCAATGTCGATTACCAGCAGGTTGAAACCAACCCGGCAGTTCTCTTCATTGCGGTGACCCTTGCGATCTTCCCCGCCGTTGAGGTGGTGGTTGATCCAGTGGATGCCATTGGCTTGGGTCATCTTCCACAGATCATCCCAAGTAGCGAGATCGTTGAAGTAGCCGTACGCGATGTCCTGCGAATAGGCCACGATCATGCTCTTGTCATGGATGTCAGTGGCTTGGAGTGCTTCCCCACGGAGGAACATGATGTCCTGCTCGTAGGTCTTCTTGATGATGATGTTGTTCTTGTAGCCCCAGGCAGTAGCCATCACCAGCATGTCGTCTTTCTGCTGACGGGAGCCACGGTAGAACGGGAGATCTTCATCCAGTTCAGCCACGGTGGTTTCCGAGTTGGTCGCTGCCAGGTACTTCGCCAGCTTCACGTAGGGACGGTCCCTGGTCATGAGCATGTCGAAGCACTCACCAGATTCCTCGGCAACCTTGATGGCTGCGTAGAGGTGATCCATGGTGAGTACCGGCGAGTCGTCCACGAAAGCGTAAGCACCTGCCAACTTGAGAGCCTTGAAGTACCGGTGCGTCACTTCTGCTTTCTTGGCTTCCTGGTGTTCCGGCAAGCCTGCTGCGATCTTCTCGCACTTGAGCTTGTACTCGATGGACAGCAGAGCGGTGTCCTTGTCCATGGTGAGTACACGACGCATGTTGCTCGCGTCTGCCAGACGTTCCAAATCGTCGCAGAGATCTTCGATGAAGGTGGAAGTGGAGTTCTTCGTCATGAGGTCATAGACCTCTTCCGGAGTCATGTCCACCTTCTTGCCTTCGCCAGCCATGCCGAAGAAGCAACGACGAGCGTAGCCAGTCTCCAGCAACTCCATCAGCTGGTCCTCGGTCTTGCCCCCATCCAGCAGCTTGCCGGGGGTACCGAAAGCCATGAGGTTGGTGGGCGTTCGACCGATGATCTCTTCGCCGCGAAGGTTGTCGTTGGTGTTCTTGACCAGCTTCTGCTTGACCGAACCCACGTCGAACAGTTCAAGGAACGTCGGCATGATCTCGGTCATGGCAGGCAGGTTCAAGCCAATCTCATCAACGACGAGATTGACTGCACCAGCATTGGCCATCAGCAGCTTGTGACGCATCTGCTTGACGGCTGGGCCAGTGCCCGAGTCGAAGTCGTACAGCAGGGGGCCGAGAGACTTGAACTCCTTACGGACAGCTTCCTGCTCGTCGGGCAGTTCGGACCCCTTTCGGATGTGGCGCTTGAACGCCAGATCGTCGAGGTGCTTCTCGGCTGCGGTGTCGAAGGTTTCCATGAACCGATGGCGGAAGCCATAGGTAATTTGGTCCTCCATCACCTTCGTGGAGAAACCCTTACCTGCGCCCGAAGGCATCAGGTTGAGGGCGTACATGTTGACCGGAATCTCGCCTCGTTCGTGAGTCTTGATGTGGCAACGCATGTGCGCTGCCATCATCGAGAACTGGAAGCCAACCAAGATCCTGAAGAACTTGTGGTTCTTGGATTGGGTCTTCTCACACAGAATTTCGACGATGCGTTCCGAGGTCGGGTGGTGTTGCATTTCCTCGTACGTGAGCATCACTTACTCCAGGTTTATACGATGAGGTCGCCCTTGGCGATGAGCATGTCCTTCTGCGTACACAGTAGGTATGCCGGGCAGTAGAGGCAGGCTTTCACTTGGCCAGGGATGGTCTTTACTACGCCAACGTTCCCATCCTTGGCACGGTGAGCCATGGCTTCCGACAGGCTGTCGAAGTTCTTGGTGCTGCGAGCACCCTTCTGGTCAGCCTTGGCGGGGTCACGATAGTACTTGTACACCGGCTGGCTACGCCATAGCTCTTCGTCGCTGCACAGGGGCAGATCCGCTTCAGGGGTATCCTTGAGGGACATCAACCACTTCACCCTGTTGGTGATCCACTCTTCCGTCTCGGCGATGGGCATCAGGTTGAATACCTTCGAAGCCACACGGCTCTGAGGGTAGTCCTTGTTCTGCTTCGCCATGAACTTCTGCCAATCCGTGAAGATGAAGTGGATTCTCATGGTGTCCTTGGTGATCAGCCCAGGATTGAGAGCACGGTAGATCGACCCTTGCAGGATGTAGTCGCTGTCCTTCGAGTCCTTGATGTAGCTGAAGGTGGTGGTGGACTTGAAGTCTTCCACCTGGCCGTCTGCCACGAAGTCGTACTTGCCGGAGACCATTACTCCTGCGTACTCCTTCTTGGACCGCTGCTCCATGTAGACGGTGATAGCAGGCTGCTCGTTGGCTTCGTTGAACGCCTTGAGTTCCGCCTCGGTGGGATTCACCAGCACACGTTTAGCGACGCTTGCAGGGATGCCCAGGGCATCCAGTGCCCGGTCCTTGTTCACGGTCCAAGCCTTCTCGATGGAGTCGTGAATCGCCGCTCCCATGCGGTTGGCGATCATGCCCTCGATATCGGCCATGGAGTCGGATGGCTTGATCCGTCGAGCCAGCACAACCTGCCTGATTGGTTTCAGCAGGGTGGTGGCCGACAGCCCTGCTTCGCTGTAGTCGTAGTAGTCCGAAGCCAGCCACAAAGCCATGGCCATCGGGATACCCGTCTGGTTGGTGTAGATCTGACCCATGTCAGTCGTCCTCTCCTGCGTTGTCTTCAAGCCAACGATTGAGGGTATCCCTGGCTTCCTTCACGTCTTGCCAGAGGCTCTTGCCGCCGCTGCGTTGACCTGGTGCCATCAGCTTCTTGCGAGCGTGGTCCAGGGCACCGGACGGATCCAGTTCACCCAGGGGGAACAGCATGTTGATCCGGTACACGTCTACGAACTTCCAGGTACGGGGGATCGGACGCTGGTAGCGATTCAGGGGTGTAGCTTCACGCTGGACCTTGTGGGCCGGTTCTGCTGACTTGACCGGCATCATTTGATGAAGCTTCTTGCAGTCTACACAGGGCTGGCCCTGTGGATGCTGTGCATTGCACACGGGATGTGGCGAGTCGGAAAAATCACTCATTGGCTTGCTCCAAAGTATCGGTTGAGGTGGAACACGGCTAGCTTGGCTGCTGCCATGTAGCGAAGCGCTTGTCGCTTCTCCAAAGCCATGCCACCCATGAGCAGGTCATAGCACAGCTGAGGTTCTTGTAGCAGGACGAACAGACGTGCAGCCGACAACGGCCTCTGGGAGCCCTCTGTGGCTGATGCGATGCCTGAGAGGATGTCCTCTACCCCTCGGTCTGAAAACGCATCAGGCAGCCCCTGTAGGCGTTTTGCGTGGGGGTTGGTAAACCAACGAGTCCGTGGTCCTCCTATCGATCTTCGATCCAAGCCATGAAACCGGATGGTGTCAGCACGAGCCTTGCCCAGCTGAGCCAGGAGGTTTGGCATGGAGTCGATGGGGAAGTCCTTGAAAGGTACGTCCGCAGCGGTGAGTTTTTCCATGAAAACCTCCTGGTTAAAAAATGATCACGAAAGTGTCTTATATATAATAGGGGACTCTCACCCCTCTTCTTTCGAAGGGGTTCGCCCCTGGAAGGGGCCGTCCCAGGGCGACCACTAGCGCTCACCCTCCCCCTTCTCCATCCAGGGAAGGGGTCAGGTGAAGTGGTCGCCCGAGGAGCGAGCGCAGCGAGGCCCGCAAGGGATGACCCGTAGCCTGACCCCTGACCGGGGGAAATTGAATATTCAATTATTCCTTCCGCCTATCCACGCATCCACTCCCGTCTCGCTCTGCGGTGCTCGCTGCGCTCGATCCTCGGCGGACTGCGTTCCTGCGTGGATAGGCTGGGGGAGGTTAGGGAGGTTATACTTTGACCAACTCTGGAGGAACCAACATGGTAGACACTTGCAACATCAATGGGGTCTGCGGAACCGGGGACTGGAATGGTCCTAAGCCCGGTGACCCCAACATGAATGACCTGCTGCTGAAGGCAACACCTGCCTTCGGTGGTATCGACATTGAGTTCACTTGGCCGACCACAAACCCAGGTGCAGTTGGCACTACTCGACTGTTCCGAAGCACTGACGCTAACTTCGCTGGTGCAACTATCCGTGCCTTCGTCAACGGTAACTTCTACTTCGACAAGACAGACCCTGGTTCCAAGGTAGATCAACGTTACTACTACTGGATTCAGTTGGTTTCGATCAATGGCACTGATGGGGACATCATTGGTCCAGCTACGGCTACTGCTCGTCCACTCATCGAGCAGATGATTGAGCAGCTTACTGGCGAGATCGACAATGGGTTGTTGTCTCAAGAGCTTCGCAAAGAGATCGCTCAGATCGAACTGAACAAACTGGGGATCACCCAGGAAGAGATTGAACGAGCCAAGAACGATGATGCTCTCGGTGTTCGTCTCACTCAGATCGATGCGAAGATGGATCAGAATACTGCCATCTTGCAAGAAGAGGTTCGTGCTCGTGTGACTGCTGACAGTTCTCTGGTTCAGACAGTCAACACTATGTACGCAGACTTCAACGGCAACATCGCAGCAATCCAGCAGGAGAACGCTGTACTGGCTACCAAGGTGAATGCCTTGGCTTCCTCGGTTACCACGATCAATGCCACGGTCAACGGTGACTCGGCCTCTGGTAAGGTTGGCTTGGTTGCAGAGGTACAGACCCTGGACGGTAAGGTTACCCAGATCGGTGCTCGCTGGACTGCAACTGTTGATGTGAATGGTTTGGTTGGTGGCTTCGGTGTGTACAACGACGGACGCACTGTCGAAGCTGGCTTCAACGTAGACCGCTTCTGGATCGGTCGTCCTGGTACTCCGAAGAACCCAGGAAGCTACCCGTTCATCATCGACAACAACATCGTCTACATCAAGGAAGCTGCCATCCAGAAGTTGACCTTCGACAAGCTCAGGGCACAGGATGGTAGCTTCATTGTTCAGAACGGTAAGATCCAGGCTGACTACATCGAAGCCAAGGATATCGTGGTGAACAACATCCAGTCGGACAACTATCAGCCAGGTGTACAAGGCTGGGCATTCCGTCCGAATGGGATCATGGAGATCAACGGTACGGCAGGCACTGGCCGCATGACTATCAACAACGCCACCATCAAGGTGTTTGACCAGGCAGGCAAACTCCGGGTGCACATTGGGAACTTGCAAGCATGAGTTACGGATTCCGCTTCTACGACGCCAACGGTAACGTCACCGTTGACTCAACCAACAAGTCCTTCAGGTCTGTGTACAGGCAACAGGTGTTTCCTGTCCTAGGGGGCACTACTAATTTGCCCCCTGGTTTTGATGCAAGTAAGGGGGACATCTTCTTCTTTACTTGGTTTCAACTAGCACCTAACCCATGGCCTCAGTTTGTAGACTTTGGTTTCGTCAATAACCAGATCCAGTGGTACGACACCTATGCTACTAAATATGGCAAAGCCTATCTCAATGTGGTGAGCTTCCGATGACTTACGGTATCAAACTGACGAACGAAAACAGTGACATCTGCATCGACGAGATGAACCCCGTCTATGTTGTTGTGTTCGAAGGAACCTATAAGTATGACAGCCCTAGGCAAGACTTTATCTACGTGCAGTTCCCTACCCCTATCAGATCCCAGAGCTTGCCAATTTTCTTCGCTAAGCAAGATGGCCCTCATGGTTTCATGGACTTCACTTGGTTCGGTTCTAACGGTAACTGGACCGGTTGTCGCTTTGTACTGACCAACTTTGCTGGTATGGCTCCTTCGGTGTATTCCGGTAAGTACAAGATCGTTGCTGTGCATATGCCAAAGACTGCTGGCTGGGGTATGCAGGTATTTGACGCTGATGGTAATGGCGTATTCGATACTGGCTACACACCAGCAGTATTCCTTGGTGGTATCCAAAGGTTCTTGCCCTACGGCTACAACCCTAACTTCCCTGGGGGTCGAACACTTGGAAGCTGGTATGCTGATGCTACCAAGATTAAGCAAGGTGCCTACTTCCGGGTGGACTTCGGGAATACAACTTTCAGGCACAATGGCTTCACCATAGGAATGCTCAATGGTCCTACGGGCTGGATGTACATCGCTGCTTTTATCAGCGGTAACAAGCCTAGGTACACCATTGATCACCCTTTGTTGGCTATTGAATAAACGGTACACTGCACGCTCCCTTAGAAGAGGATATACCCATGACTACCAAGGTGATCTTCACCTTCCATAGCCCGGACGGTAGCCCACAGGCGAACGAGAAGTTCACTGTGCGGCTCACCCGTCCTGGTATGAGCGATGCAGAGCACTGTGTCGTTATTCCCGAAACCTACGAGATGGTGACTGACTCCAATGGTGAGTTCACCATGGACTTGGAATCGTCTACCTCTGCCTACCGCGTCACCGCACTCGGTGATGAGGATGAGTTCGAGGACGATCCCTACTCGCAGTACACCTTCACCTTCTACGTGCCGGACTCTGTTGATCCGGTCTACGTGCAGGAACTGATCCTGATGCCTCCGCCCAACAATCTGCCGTGGGACGAGGAAGCCATGAACAAGATCACCCAAGCGGTGGTTGATGCTCGCAATGCACGAGACGATGCCGAAGAGTCGGCTGACCGTGCAGAGGCTCAGGTTGGTTTGGCTGCTGAGCAAGTGACCCTTGCAAAGGCAGAGGTGACCAAGGCTACCGCCCAGGCCGATCGCTCTAAGGCGGAAGCTGACCGTGCCACTACCCAGGCTACGAACGCAGCCAATTCGGCTACTGCTGCGGCCAACTCTGCCACCCAAGCCAACACGCAAGCAAACCGTGCGAAGACGGAAGCTGACCGCTCCAAGAGTGAGGCTGACCGTGCATGGGATCTGGCTGACGCCATGGCTGAGAAGGTCGAGGGCGGCTCTTTACCTCCGCTGGTAGGCATGAACGAAACCTTCACCTACGAAGGTACCGACCCTTACCGCTGGACCGTCTCTGGTCCTGCTACGGCTGTCTCGGACGGTAGCGTCATGCGCCTGACCAAGACCGATGGCAGCGGTTCCCGTGCGTTCGTACGGCAGGCAGTGACCTTCCCGGACAGCCACTGGATCGTCTACATGCGGTTGAAGACCCAGACCGGTACCGCCTCGCAGAACCGTTCTGCACAGATCCGCTTCATCGCTGCTGACAACAAGGACTGCGTGGTCTACTTCAACGTCAATGCGAATGGCTTGGTGGAACCCAACACCATCCACATGCAAGGCACCGAGGGTGGTACCCGCAACGCTGCCACCATGTTTACTGGTTTGGGTACCGAGGACTGGCTAGACCTCGCTGTGAAGTACGACGCAGTGAACCGCCACATTGAACTCTTCCGTCGCATGCCCAATGGCATCTGGCAGAAGGGTGGTGGTCGTCTGATGGTTGACGCTATCAAGCCGGCCTTCATCGAAGTCTCGTCCATGCCTGTAGCACCACAGAACTGGTGGTTGGATCTGGACTACATCTCGGTGTGCAAGCCCAACCTCATCTGCTACGGAGATAGCATCGCTGCTGGTCAGAACGAGTATGGGGTAACCCGTGGGAACAACCCCTACAACAACAACCGCAACTGGGCTGGTACCTGGTTCGGCAAGGTTCCGCTCTACGCCACCAACCGGAACAACCTGGTGCTTGTCCAGGGTGTGGAAGGCCGTCGTACCTGGCAGTACCTCAGCCAGCTGTCGGAGATCTCCAACTCTGGCGTCAAGGTAGTCTTCATGCATGCCAGCACGAATGACGTGAACGATGCCTCCATGACCATGGAGAAGCGCACCTCTGATACCCAAGCCATCATCGACCAGCTTCATGCTGTCGGTGCCCAGGTGGTGCTGTTCAACTCCATGCAGGGCACGAAGGCGTACAACGATGCCTCGTCCAACACGGTCAAGCTGCGTGACTACACCGACCAGTGGTGGAACACCGAACTGCCAAAGGTCAATGGTTTGGCCCAGACCCTGGACATCGCACGTCTCATCGCCAAGGACGGGTACATGGACCCTGATCTTGCTGCGAGTGATGGGCTGCATCTGACCAATGCTTCGGCACAAAAGATCGCTGACAAGCTCGGTCAGTTCTTCTCCAACTCCAGCGATACCAATGGTTTCGCTCCGTTGGATAGCCCGGCCTTCACTGGTACTCCGACTGTCCCCACACAGACTCCTTTCCTGCCGTACGGCAAGGCTATCGCCAACACCGAGTACGTGGTCACGTTCATCCAAGCCTGGACTCAACGGTACGGCTACGGTGAACTCACCATGGATAGCCGTACCGGTGCTCAGCTGTCTGGTTCGGGTGTACGCAGTGGCTACTACCATGTACCTGCCGGTGCGGGTAACCCTCTGCCCTCTGGCTTGAACACTACCCTGGCTTTCGTGGACCACAAGTCCTACGACACCAACAAGGGCTGGCAGCTGTGGAATCCGGCCTACACTGGCCGTCTGTTCATCCGTACTACCAACTCCGCTGGTACGTGGCAGACCCCGGTAGAACTGGCTACCTTCACCTGGCTGGACAAGAACAACGTCACCAAGCCACGAACCCTGAAGTTCATGGAACTGCCGCTGTTCAATCCTGCTGGCAGCCCGACTCTATCTGGCTTCGTACCGATTCAGGACAGTGCAGACGGTGGCTGGCGTAACCTGTCTGCCACGCCTACTGGTGTGGCTTTGCTGGGTGCTTCTTCGGCTGGTGGGGCGCTGAGCTACCTTGGTGGTATGCCCATTGCAAACCAGACCCTTCCGAGTAACAGCATCGATAACGCAGCCCTCAACGGCTTCTACTCGGTACCGAATGGAACTGCTGGTCTTCCGCCGGGCATGGAAGGTACGAACGGTCACGCTGGTATCACTTCGGTCTTCGACAACTCCACGAAGTACCAGCTGCTTTTCCCGCGTACTGGTGGTGCTAGTTCCTACGCTACCTCTGTGTTCTACCGTGCTCGGTCGAACAACGGGTGGGAAAGCTGGGTGCGGTTGTTGGCTTCGAACCAACTGGAGGGTTCGGTAACCTCTGAACCTCTGACTACCGCTATCTTCCAGAACAACGGCAACAACAACCAGAACGTAGGTCGTTCTGTACGTTTCGCTGACGGCACTCAGATCGTCTACGCAACGATACGACTCACCTACTCTGCGGTGGATGTGTTGCAGTACACCTACACCTACCCGATGGGGTTCGTAGCACCTCCTACTATCACTGTGCAACCTATACTGGGTGCTCGTGCTGATATCAACAATATGCCTTACTTCGCTGTGACCAGTCCGTTTACCTACAACGTGAACAATAGAAATGCTCTCGTGCAGATCTACCGGGTTGCTGGGTATACTGCACACAGCTTTGCCAGTACTTCATTCATTAACTGCGCACTGATCGCAGTAGGACGGTGGAAATAATGCAATTCATCCTCAAGCCTGACATGCAAGTGGATATTCCAGGTCGGGAACGAGTGAGTGAGGTGTCGGTATCCGGCACCAAGCTCACTGTGGATGGTGAGGAACATGACTTCTCCCCCTTCATTGGGGGAGGGTACCTCCCTCCGCAAGCCTACATAGGCCGGACTCCTTTCCAGGACATCCACTATGAAGACGGAAACCTCTTCATCCGGTATATTCACCAAGTGACTCTGGAGATCTTCGATGCTCAAGAGTCGATCATCGAACCTTTTTTGGTGACCGAGGACGGTCCCGTGGAGATGCCCTTTGACTTCTATCGCTTGGAACGACTTCCAGAACCCGAAGGAACTGGAGATGTCGAAGTATCAGGAGGCGCTCAAGGAGGTGAAGAACCTTCGAGCGATAGCCTACCAGTCGGAAAGCGAACCGATTCGGATCGAATTGGAAGCTGACGCAATGGACAAGGGCGAGGTAGCTGACCTCACTGCTTGGCTTGAAAAGGTCAAGGAGATTCAAGAACGCTACCCTCTCCCGGAGGAACCGAAATGACTGCTGATCAGGTATTCAACCAAGTGCTACCGGAAGCCTACAAGCTGCTTCCGGCCAGCATGAACAGTCCAGAGGCCAGCGTGATGTTGCTGGCCATTGGCTTGCAGGAGTCCCGCTTTGCTTCTCGCAGACAGCTGGTGAACTCCATCAACAGCGAAGGGCGTAAAGTCCTTCTTCCCCTCGGACCGGCCAAGGGCTACTGGCAGATGGAGAAGGGTGGTGCCGTCAAGGGGCTGCTCAACTTCTGGAAGCCAGCCACCAAGGAACTGGTCCACTCGGTCTGCAAGGCCAGAGGTGTGCCAGCCACCCAAGATGCTGTGTGGGATGCCCTGGAGCATGATGATGTCTTGGCTTGTGCCTTGGCTCGTATCCTTCTCTACACGGACCCTCATCGCCTGCCGCCTCTCAAGGCACAGGCTGAAGCATGGGATCTCTACCTTCGTCAATGGCGTCCTGGCCAGCCCCATGAAGCCACATGGCCGGAACTGTACCGCAAGGCGGTAAGGGTGGTGACCCAATGACTATCTCAGCCCGGCAGATCCGATGGGTAGCAGAGGTGCTGCTCTTCGCCATCATCGCCCTCTATGCCTACAACAAGGGGTTCGTGAAGGCGGAAACCAAGACCAATGCGGAGTGGGAACTCCGCATGATGCAGGCCGAAAGGACTGCGGAAGAAAACAAAAAGGCCATCGAACAGAGTCTGCTCGAAGCCATGAACGAGGTAAAAAAAGATGCTGATGAACAACTGGCTGATCAAGCTTCCCGCATTGCTGCTGCTGATGCTCAGTCTCGTAGCCTGCGGGAGCAAGTCGCCCGTCTACGTGACGACCTCATCGCCGACGGTGCCAGGGCTACCACTGAGCGGCATGCAAGCAACGCTGCCTCTGTGGTGCTCGCCGACCTGTACGGAAGCTGTGTCAGCCATCGACAAGAACTCGCAGGAGCGCTTGACCGAAGCCATGCGGCAGGATTGACATGCCAGAAGAGCTACGCTATTGTGAAGTCACTGGGGCACGCTCCACCCCAGTAGTCTCCTTCGACACCATGCGCAACCCCCTTAGACTGAGGTCTTCGGGGGTTTTTTAATGCCTGTCAGAAGTCGGGATTCCAGCAGAGGGCACCTTCTTCATGACCTTCGTTCTCATGAAGACGCTTGTGCTCGGTGAGGATCTGCTGATCGATGTCCCAGGAACTGGGGATCTCCACTGTGGTGGTGTTCAGCATCTCCAACCGCTCGGCTGCCTTGGTATCCAGGCGGGTACCTAACAGGATTGCCTGAGCACTGTTGAGGTCACGTTCCAGTATGTCCAGCTGGCGTTCACGACGGCGAATCATGCTGTGGAAAGCAGCTTTCACAGAGGTTCGCGCTCGCTTGGTGCTACCGTCTTTCAGTGCGAGGAAGGCACCGTATCTCTCCTTAGCGAGATCACGAATATCACTGGTAGCAGTGATCTTACGAATGCTCGCAATATGCTCCAGTTCCTTAAGATCATCCTCATCTACTACCCAGTAGGCCCTGTCAGTTTCAAGGAAACCAACCCAGGTAGTCTTGAAGAATCTGACCTGCCTTCTGTTGCTGTCAGTAACTGCACGCACATGGTAGAACCGGGCTACCTTGGCACTATCGAATACGGGAACGTACTTAGACATTCTTCCATACCTCCCGGTCTTTCTCTTCGACCATTGCTGTGTACTCGGCGAGCACGAACTGAGGATCAACGTTGATCGACTCCAGGTAGTGCCGGTACGCATCAGCTTCCAGCACCTTGTCACCAACAGCTGTTGCAATGACGGTGTTGGGTAGTTCCAAAACGGTGGTGATTACTTCAGCCATGGTTTCCTCCAGGCAATAAAAAACCCGCCGAAGCGGGTTTCTGGTTGGTTTAGTAGGAGTCCGGGATACCGAATTTCTCCTTGTACTTGAACTCAACCCACTGGAAGATTCGACCTCCCAAGTGGCCACCAACTGCGATGCAGATTGGCATGGTCATCCACTCGTAGAGCAGATGTTGGATCACGGGATACACGTCGTAGATCAGGTAGCCGACGAGGATCGCTGAGGATAGCTCGGAGACAATCCACACAAATTTAGGTGGGTGTCCCTTTGCAACCCTTGAAGTGAGGCTGATCACCCCACTCAGTACACTGAGTGCAATCGCACTCAGCACCCCCCAGATGTTAGGGTCGCTTTTCCAAGGCATTGGTACTCTCCAGCAAAGTTCAAGGCCGTATAGCAGCCAGTTGCCATGATAAAGCAATCCTTACTGGAACACACGGTTATCCATCAGGTAGTTGACTTCCTGGTCATCCGACGCCAGATGTCTATCAGCAGTGCCAGCGGCCAGAGGAACACGTAGAACATGAAGGTGCTGAAGACACTGAGCGAGATGATGATGGGTGGCGTGATGATCCGTTCGACTGTTTGCTCGTAGGGGACTCGGAAGATGTGGCCGATGGCGATGAAGAACCAGGCAGCGCCCAAAGCCAAGTACAACAAGTAGTAGTTCATGCTTTCTCCTGTGAAAAAGGAAAGGGGGAGTTACCTCCCCCGATCTGTTACTTCAGCGCCTTGGCCAACTTGTCAGCCGCGTCGCCGGGCATACCGAGAACGGTCCAGCCCTTCTTCTTGGCTTTCTTGAAGTCCAGGCAAGCCTGAGCTTTCGCCTTGTCGCCATTGCTGTCTACGAAGGCTTGCCACAGAACCTGGCCTTGTTCGACCAGGGTCAGGGCAGTCTTCTTGTCAGCCGGCAGGGGTTCACCCTTGGCCTTGAAGGTATCCCGGACAGGCTGAGCCACGGGCTTGGCTTCCACCTTGACGGACTTCAGCTTCTTGGCTTTACGGGCAGGCACACGGCTCTTCGACTTCTTCTCGACCTTGGCAGGCTTCGGCTCAGCGACCGGCACGTCCTTGGTCAGCGAGGGAGCTTCCGGTTCCGGCTTCTTGGTTTCCGTCATGACGGTATCCACTACAGCCAGCACGTCTACCTTCTCGCCGACGACTTCGCTGGGGGTAGTCGGAAGCGAGCGGGCTTCAGGTGCGTTCTTCGGAACAGCCGTCTGCACCTTGTTCTTGGTGCTCGCCGGACCCTTGTGCACCACGATGCTGGAGCCACGGTGACCGGTGATCTCCACATGGTAAACCGGTTCGCTGTGCTGACCTGCCAGAGCAGCCCCCAGCATGCGGGAGGCTTCCTTGATGTCGGTCATACTGCGGTTGGATTTCAGGGCCACCATGGCTTCGTGAGGCAGTTCGAAGAGGATGTGGTAGGCCCGGACACGCATCTTGTTCGCGTCGTAGGACGGAACGGCGATCACGTCTTCCGGTGCCACCTTGGCCAGCACGCACACGTTGCCGCTGAAGTTACCGAGGTACTGCCGGCGAGCCACATGCAAACCATTCGAGCACTCGTTGCGGCGATCCGGGTCCACCAGGGACTCGTTCATGCACACCAGAGTGCCGACGGATTGCGGCACCTTCTGCGAGTGGATGTCACGGTAGGAGAACTCCTTGTGATCACTCGGCCCGTCTTTCAGCAGCAGCTTGTAGATCACGATGCAACCGTCATCGGCGATGGGGAGATCCCCACGTTCGATGAAGCGCATCAGATCCTGCACGCTGTGCTGACGCTTGGCGGCCACAGAGCCAGCCCGGCGAAGGAAGTTCTCGATGCCGACAGTGCTGCCCTTGGCTTTCGACTGAACAGCTGCGGTCAGCTGGGTCTTGAGCTTCTGAGCATCCGGCACGATGGTTCCTTGGTCGGTCACGGCGATGATGGTGTCACCTTCTTCTACGTCGTCACCGGGTTCTTCGTCCTCGATTCGATCCGGGGACGGTACTTCCAGGTCCGCAGCCATGAAGTTGGGGGCAGATGCCGGTACAGCGTGGGCCAGGATGTCATCCACAGCCTTGGCCAGCATGGGATCCTTGATGGTGACCTTTTCGACCACCTCTTCCCCCACATCCTGCCCAGCATCCGTGTCCGGTGCGCAGTCGCCAGGAACCGCGCCAGCGGTGACGGGAGCGACGGGAGCAACCGGCTCGGATGCGGAAGCCGCCGAGAAGAACTCTGCGACCTTCTTCTTCGCCACGCGGAAGAACCGCATGATGCCACCGGATTTCTTCTCGGCGGCTTCGTAGACGTTGTTGATGACCAGCAGGTCTTCGGAGTAGTCCACTTCACCGCCCTGGCTCAGGATGGGGATGTACTTCTCGACGAAGATGGCGACACGGGGATCGCCTTGGGGAATGCGGATCTGATCGGCAGACCCTTTCACGTACAACGTCAGGTACCTTTCGTCGAGGACAGCACCTACGACAGTTACTTTGTTGCTCATTGGTTTCTCCTTCAGCCACGAATAGCTGTTTTCAGTAGTTTGACTGTCGAAGCGACAGTCTTCTTATCGCGTAAAGCAGCACGTACTTCTGAGATGTTCAGAAGTGTAATCAATGGTGCTCCTGCGATTTTCTTCAGCATGCCAAGCACTTTCTTATCGCCCGGAACAGCCTTGATCTTTTCCGCTACCTTGCCCAAGGCCGTCTTCTGGTCTTCAGTGAAGAACCTGGGGTCCATAGCACAGATGGTATTGAGCAAGTTCTCAGCATCAGCTGTTTCCGGCTCGGGCAGCTTGAAGTCATCACGACATTCCTTGACTGCCATCATGGTACGAACCAGGTCCACATAGTCCGAGTCTTTTGTAACCTGAACCAGCATGTCGTAACGCAACGAACAAGCCTTGATGAACTCAGGTTTGTCCAGCTCTGCCAGGAACTTTTCCAAGAGGAAGTCACGAGCACTTTTGATGCCCTTCTTCTCCATGTTGGCTTCCTGGGTCTCGGTGTACACGACTGCACCCAAGTTGCCGTAGTTCTTCAGCAGGTAGGCAGAGCAGGTCTTGTCCAAACCACGAACACACTTACGCACGTAGTAGTCGCTCTTGGTGTTGAGGCGTACGTAGTAAGCTGGATTCTCCACCCGAGCTACGTTCTCAGTACGTGCCATCTCCAGGGAGAAGATGCCGCTGCTATGGCAAGCCGAGAGCATCGGATAACCCTTCTTCCTTGGCTTGGTTGCGACTGGGGCAGCGCCGGTCTTCGAGTCGTACTCGATTACCTCAGCTTCCTTGGTCAGGTCCAGTACTTCCCAGCCCTTCAGAGTACTCAGGGCTTTCCTGGCTTCCTCCACCTTCTTCATGCTACGCGGAACCACGTAAGCGATGAGAGAGTCGTCAGCATTGTAACCGCCTACCCACTCGTCGAGATCCTCCACACGGCTATGGATGTCACGACGGCTGTGCGTCAGGACAATATAGCGACGGAACAGCGGCACATAGGACATCGGATTCTTGGACCAGTACGAAACCAACGGATACCCATTATGGGTGTTGTAGTTCCGAGTAGAATCCCCGTTGTGCAGGTGACGACCAGCGCCGTACCAGATCAGCCGAGTGGGGCACAGCCCTTCTTCGTGGATCAGCGGCAACAACTTGGATACCAGGTGCTTCTGTCCCCACTTGCGTACTGCCAGGGCCTGCCAGGAATCCTTGCGGAACTTCGTGAGGTTCTCGAAGGTGGCACTATCGTAGTGATGGTAGGCAGGTGCCATCCCAACCTTCTTCATCAGCCGGATGAGCGAAGGGTACAGGGTGTTTCCTTGGTTTCTCGGCTGCTTTCCGATGAGGGAAAGCTGTTGCAGCAGGGTCTTGAAGTTCTCCTTCTCACTCCGGCTATGCGAATGGTACAGCTGGCTCATGCCAACCTCTTCCATGGTAGTCATGAGTCCCTTGGTGGTCAGCCTGGCCCCCTTCATGGATCTTACGAGCACGCGGTTAGCCGTTACTTCTTCAGGCCGCATCATACTGCCTGCCCTGGCTTGTACCAGTTCTTCACAGGACTTCGCCAGGATGTCGCTGCGTTCCTTGTTGATGTTCCGCGTTGCACGGAGGAACTTGTTGAGCAGCTGAAGAAGAGTCTTGCGGGTGTGGTCTTCCATGGACAGCGCTTCCCGAGACGGTGTGATCGACACCGAGTTCGGTTTGGCTTGGAGCACCAGCACGTTGACGTTGCCCGGCAGAGAGTTCACGAACTTGTGCACAGGGTCGTACACCTCGGCGATGAACTCATCCCGCTCTACAGGGTAGATGACATCGCCATAGCGGACACAGATGATGTGGCCGTTGTATTCGAGCACCTGCTCGGTAGCGATGGACCAGTCCTTGGTCACCTGGGAGAAGGGCAGGGTGGGCAGTTTCACACCGTTGAAGTTAGCCAGCATCTCGGCGTTGGCCACGATACGACGGATCAGCGTAGCGAATCGACGGACGTCTTCGCTCTTGATGTTGATGCGTACTTCCAGACCAGTCTGGTCGGTAGGAATGTCCGTGACCACAGGAGTGATCGCCGGACGGCCGCCGTTCTGGATGGAAGCTTTCTGCATGCGGTAGACGTTGGTCTTCCCTTCGTGGTGAATGGTCACCTGGAAGTTGTCCACGTAGGCGAAGGGGGACTTGCACCCCAAACCAAAGCCGCCAGTCTGGGAGCCGTCGTGCTTCTTGGTGGAGCCGCCGTAGACACCGTAGATGGTGCCCACGTCGTCGGGATGGATGCCAGGACCGAAGTCACGAATGACGAACTCGTCGTCCTTGAGGGTGATCTCGACCGGGGTCTCTTTCTCGATGCCTACCATCTTGTGGGCGTCGTAGGCGTTGCACAGAGTTTCCCGGACGACGGCAAGGATCTTGTCCGTGTACAGGGAACTCGACAGAACTTGGAAGAAGGCCGGGTCATCACTGATGCCCATGGAGATGGCTTGTTTACCGCCAATCACAACATGAGTGGCGTAGTCTTTCTGATGAGTTACCTGCATGGATTACTCCTTGGACTTGGCGCGTTTAGCGCGACGTTTCTGATTGGTGAGATGAGTGACCATCTCCAGGTGAGCGGGGTTGCAGCACAACCGTTGTCCGCAGAGATGGTCGATCTGTTTCTTGCCCGGCACGTAGCCGAAGTAGTTGGTGAACATGACGATGTGGACGGCAACTGTTTGGCCGTCCAGGCTCATTCGCCCGTAACCACCGCCCCTGCCCGTACCTGAATCCGGGCCTTGCCAGAGGTGGCAGGGGCTTGGCTTGTTGTCGAGGATGAAGCCCGTGTCTTCGACTTTGCAGCGGGCTTCGATTCGCTCCCGGATTTCTTTCCTGCGTCCTTCGAACACGGTACTGCTCCCTTGATGTGTGACAACAGTTTCTTCTTGGACATCATCCGGTTCTCAGACCGGAAGAGGTCGTACTCTTTCATGGACACCTGCTCGTACCCTTCAGGCACAGGCAGTTGTCCGATTGTCCAGGTGTGGGTCATGCGAGTCGTACGGTTGACGAAGAAATACCGTCCGTTGACAGGCGCATGACCCAACTTACCCGGAGTCCAATCAGCTTTCAGTTTGGCTTTCTTCGCCATGACTACTCCTTATGCAGCACGTACATGCCTTTGATGTCAGTGCCCAAGATGTAACCCTTGGGCACTGTTGGTTTCCCATAGACAGCACGACCGGAAGCGATAGCAGATTCAGCTTCCTCTACGCTTCCGAAGTGCTTGATCATATGGTTGAAGGAAGCCCAGTAGGACTTCCGGTCAGTAAGCGAGCAGGGTTTTCGAGACAACGTGGTGACCCCCGTGTTCGGTGATAAGGGAGTCCAGGGTGCTCCAACTCATGGCTCGGATGTTGCCCATGGCGAGTACCTGCGCCCCTTGAGGATCATCGTGATCATCCCGGTACAGCACGAGATGAACACCATGGGTTGCGATCATTTCTGCACAGCGTACGCAGGGTGCCCGAGTGACCCAAAGGACAGAGTTGTCCAGGGGTACACCAGAACGGGATGCCCAAGCCAAGATGTTGTGCTCGGCGTGGATCACCCCATAGGGGCTGGTTTTGAAGCGAGTTTCTTCCCGAAGGTACTCGCCGTTCTCACAGCAGTTGTTGGTTCCAGGCATGGTGCCGTTCCACCCAGTGAAGAGGGCACCGGTCGTAGTGACCAGCACCCCTCCAACTTGATGGCGTTCAGCTACACTCTGCCTGGCCGCATTCACCGCTATCGACATGTACAGCTTCCTGTACTTCATCGACCTCGGGTCCGGGGCTTTCAGCACTGTTGATACCTCTCGCAAAGTCGCAGGCCGCCCATAGGCCGCCGCATTCGTGAACGAGTACACCGTCCTTACGCAAGGCAATTACGCCTTGCGTCACGGTGATCTCGTGGTCATTTACCCAGCAGGTAGTAGTCACTTGGCTTTCTCCTTGAGTGCAGCAGCATGTTCCCTGCATTGCTCGATGAGGCGTTCCTTGGTGATGGGGTAGTCCAGGGTGCAGGCTTCACGCCAGCTGGGCCAGAAGATGTCCAGGTTGGCACCGAGTGGTACCCGCATGTCGTTGATCTTGGGATCGTCCTGCCAAGCCATACACTTGCAAAGAGTGTTGTTGACCCACACAGTGATATCAGGATCATCTGGCCACATCACGTAGATCGCATCGTGGATCAGAGAGATGATCTCTACCTTCAGCTTGTAGGGACTGGCCAGTAGCAGCTTGCGGAATTCCACAGCAGCACGGTTGGTCAGTAGACCCCAGGATTGACCGGACACTGCGTTACCCGCACTACGGGACTCAGCAGCGGCCTCCTTGGGAGTCGCCTTCAAGCCAAGAATAGTGGACCCCAACAGTGGCGTTCTCAGCCGTAGATTGAAGGCCAGTTCCACGTACCCGGTCTTGGTCGCCTTGTCGATCTCACCAGCCACCCACTCATTGCTTACGTGATAGAGCTTGTTGTAGTTGGTTTCGATCTCCTGAGCTTCCTGATCCGAGAAACCCACCTGCCGCACCAGACCCATCCAACTGCCCCCATACTGGAGTAGGAAGTGTGGAGTCTTGGCTTTGCTCCGCAGATCCGGGTAGACCTTCTGGATCGAGTTGATGGAGTCCACCGTATCCATGATCCCTTCACACTTGCCAGGCCAGAACGCAAAGGTACGCATCGAGTGACCATCGTAGCCATCGGTGTACACCTTGATTTTGTTCGGGTCTTGGGTGAGTAGGGCGTTGATCCGGTCTTCTAGTGCAGCGAAGTCAGCCCCTCCGAAGAGGAAGCCGGGCGGCGCACAGAAGAGGGACTTCACCAGCTTTCCGTAGGTCGAGCCAGCTGGGAGGTTTTGCAGGTTGGGGTCCGAGGATGACAGCCGACCAGAGATGGTGCCGCCAAGGTTGAATGAACCGTGTAGGTACATCATTCCGTCCGCCTTCATTCGACCCGCCTTGAAGGCTGGCATGAAAGCAGAGATGACCTTTTCCACGGCACCCAGGTCCATAAGGGCTTGGATGAGATCCTTGTACGGCTCCGCCTTGATGTGGTTCAGCAGCTTCTTCAGCGTACCCCCACTGGTGGAGGGTTGCTTGGTCGCCGTTACGTCCAGCACAGGAAGGCCGAGTACTTCATGCAGCAGACGAGCCACTTGCGGGCCAGAGTTGGGGTTGAACCGAATGTGCGAAAACTTGCTCAGCGGATGCTGGATAGTCTTCAGCTTGGCATTGGCCTTCTCCATCTCGCTGGTTTGGATCAGCACTTCCACCTTGGCGACTGCGGGGTGGCTCATCACAGTATTGTGGTACCCGTCCCGCAAGTTGTTCAGTTCAGTATTGACCTCCGTGATCTTCTTCGGATTCATGGGCATGCCCACGAGTTCCATCTGAATGATCAGGTCCAAGCTGTCCTTGAACAGGCCGTGGTAGAGAGCTTCCTGCTGGTCTTGCACCATGATGGGGTAATACTTGTTCTTCACCCATACGGTCGTCACCGCATCCACCGCGTTGTACTTCATGAGATCGTCCAGCTGAATCAGCCGGATGTCCTTGATCTCGTCCTGTGCCCAGTTACCCGCATGTTCCTGCCCCAGGTCTTTCAGGGAGTAGCTGACATCAGCGGTTGAGTTCAGTGCGAGATACGCAATGATCTTGGTATCGTCCATCCGTGGAGTCATGATCTCCAATCCACGGTGCATACCCTCTTTATCGAGGTCATGCTCCATGAAAAGGGTGTAGATCAGAACCTTCACGTCATGGTTTGCACGATGGTAGATGATTCGCCCAGGGTACTCAGTGAAGAACCACTTGAGCACTTCCCGCATCTCTGCGTTCGGCTCGTAGTATCCGTGGTGCTTGTTCTCATCCTGCAACATCTCCCGGTAGTCACACTGGATCTGTACAGCATCGTGCTCACTCCAGGCGAAGCCAATGGTGGCAATGCCTGAATCGAACATACTGAGGCTGAAGCCCTCGATATCACAGGATATCTCCGGCTTGTCCATGAGCTTGGCCAGGGCTTCCTTGGCTTGGCTTACGTGGCCTCGGTAGATGTACGTGACATCGTGCAGCAGGTCAGATCCTACGGGCCGATACACCCCATTGGCATGGTCAACGATGGCTTTGAAACCACGGCTGAGCCTGTGCATCTGCCCTGGATCGAACAACAGCACCTGGTGGTTCACTCCTGGAGTCACCAAGTACCCAGGATCGTAACCAGCGGGTGGGGACAGATTGCCGAAATCGGCATCTGTCTTCCGCTTGGCCCACTCCTTGAAGTACTTGGAGTCAGCCACGTAGGCATACTGCACTCCAAGATCCCGCAGTAGCTGGTCGCGATCCTTGATACACTCTTTGATCGCCTTGGCAGATACCTTCTTGCCCTCGTAATCCAGTGAGATCACGATGACATTCTTGCGGGGAACACCAAGACCTTCCAGCTGCTTGATGTAAGTGGATTCAGCGGCTGACCGACTCACCGCTGCCTCCTTGATCAGGATAGCCACAGGGTAGCTATCCTGTTCTTCCCAGGTGATGTACTTCATCACAGTCCTCCTAGTACAAGGTTCAATCCAACGCGGGTGCAGAGCTTATCCCAACCCGCTTGGTTTGAACCTATGGGACTTTCGGTCGGGAATTCCACCCCTTCCACCGGCAAGCCAAAGTGCTCATAGACCCTCTTCAGAGGTTCCCGTAAACCACTGGGGAACATCTTGAGGTACTCCGACGGTTCGTCAGACTTGTTGAGCACCTGGCTGATGAACGTGAGCACAGAGTCACGCTCGTCTACCAGCACCGGGTCGTACTCGGACAGAAGACTGTCTACGAGCACTCGGTTGCTACGACTCAGCCGGGGAAAGTAGCGGAAGTTGGGCTTTTCTCCAGGGATCATGAAGTTGCGACCACGGTGGCAGAACGCCCGGATGCCATCACCTCGGGCTACAGCATCCGCGATGATCAGTTCGTTCATCCGCTCCTGGAAAGCCTTCCTCACCGGAGCATAGAGGAAGTGATCCAAGCAGTCCTTCACTGCCCTCTTGAAGATCAGGAACTCCGGGGTTCTCGCTTGCATCACATGTCTCCTGTCATGACCACCCGTCTACGTGCTCGGCTGAAGCCAACATAAAGAAGGCGTGCCAGGGCGTTCGGGCGGTGTACCTTGCCACAGATGTTGTCCAGGTCGATGAACACCGTATCGTAGGTGGAGCCCTGCGACTTGTTCACGGTGCACGAGAAGGCAGGCCGAAGGTCTACCCAGTTCTGGTCGATCAGCTGAAGGATCTTGTAATCCTCCTCTTTCCGAGCCAGCTTCTCCCGGTCCTTGCGATCCTTGAGGGACTTGGGCAGGAAGAAGCTGCTGCTGTGATGCATCAGCTTCACGAGGTAGCCGTCCACGTCAAACTCTCTGGTTGGACGAATGTCTTCGATCACCACCTCGGATCCGTTGGACAGCTGGGCATGCTTGTTGATGACGGCTTCGTTCACCAGCATCTTCTGACCTACCTGCGGATCGCTGGAGCCGAGCAGCAGTTGGGAGAAGTGTCTGTTGTACTCGGTCACACAGGCATTGGTGTAAGCCAATACCTTGGTGCTGCCGTGCACCTGGGGGTTCTGGAAGGCATCTTCCGCCATCTCTACGAACTTGTCCCGTGGTACATGGATCAGCTGGTCACCGTCCAACTGGATCTTCGGCCATTCACCCGTCTTCACCGTGTGACGGAAAGCATTGCAGAGGTCCAGCAGAGGTCCACTGTTCTGACGCTTGACCTCGGTCAGTTCCACCACGATGTCCTTCATGGCGAAGGCAGGCATGATGTTGGTACCGACCGGAGTCAGCTGGCAGTCGTCGCCGACGAAGATGAATTTGCAGCAGTCCGTTCTGTCGAAGCAGAACTGGAGCAGCGCAGGGTCGATGTAGCTGGCTTCGTCCACCACGATCAGGCAACGGAACGGAATGTCGAAGTTGCGGATGGGCATCAGTTCGCTCTTGCCCGTCTTGTAGTCGGTGCGGAGACGAAGGCCCAATGCCCGGTGAATGGTCTTGACCTCGTGGTTGAACTCCTTCATGGCCACCGCCAGAGCATCACATGCTTGGTTTGTGGTGGCTGTCAGCAGGGGTTCGAACGGCTCGAAGTTGTCGTCCAGGGTAGACAGGGCGCGATCCAGAGTCTCCATCTCGTCGAGTATTCGACGAATCAGAGTGGACTTGCCAGTTCCTGACCAGCCCTTGAGGACCATTACCTGGGCATTGGGGTTGGTGTAGAAGTTGATGAAGGTCTGAAACCCGGCTTCCTGGCCGGGCGTCAGTACGAAGGGAGCAGGCTTGTCTACTCCTTCGGATCGAACAGGATCACTTGCCCGTACGGGGCTTTCCAGTTCGATTTCCTGTTGTACGGGTGTATCAACCATAGAATTGGTACTCCTGGGTTGTTGTTGTAGTGGTGGAACTCCCCATCAGAGAACACCACCAATGCGTGAGGTTTGTTCTCTGCGGCCCACTGCATCACAGGGGCAATGCAGGTACCACCCCGGCCCTTCAACTCCATGTTCATGAGGGCATTGAGGTTGGGGACCGTATCCACCGAACGGATGGAAGCGTCGAACTGGATGATATCCAGCTGTGTTGGTTTCAGCGTGACGAAGATGTTGGCGATCTCCGACAGGTAGCGGCGGATCTCTTCGTTGCTGACCGATTCCGACAGGTCCATTGCGATGGCAATCCGCAGGAGTGCCTTACCGCGACGTGAGGGCAGGTAGTACCTGTTGATCAGCCGGCGATTGGGACGTGCCCAGGTGAAGCCGCCTCGCTTCACCACCTGGAAGAACTGACGCAGGAGGTGAGGCAGGGGCAGCTTAGGGAACATCAGGCTGTCTATGAACACCTGCACCTCGCCTGGAATGGACCCAGGGTTGCCATTGGCACGAGCAGCAGTAGCAGCACTGAGGATCAGATCGTTGATGGCTCCCTGGATCTCCGTCTCGGACATGGGGGTACCATCGTCCTTGGTCGGTGCAGGCCGGGAGATGTCATCGAACGGCACCGGGTTACCACTGCCGCTATTTCCCTGCATTGGTGAAGACAAGCCACCACCACCTTGGGTCTGCTGCTCCTGATAGAGGGCAGCGTAGACATCCTCGGTGGACATGTCGGCGAACTTCGGATCGCACACCCAGTTGCACTTGGCACCAGTCCTGTAGTCCGTCCAGGAGATGGGGCCGTAGCCACAAGCCAAGAGGTTGTTGTTGATTACGTGGTCCCCTGCGATGTTGTACAGCACGGGGTCACGGTCACCCATACGAGCCTTACCAATGTGATGCCGCCAGACGTGTTCAATCTCGTGGAGGATCACAGTCTTGCGGCTCATGTCGTCGAGGGACATGAAGAACTTGGGGTCGATGAACATGGTCACGCCGTCAATGGCAGCAGTACCCATGCCCTCTTCCCACACGTACTTCAGGCCCATCATGATGTTGGCGTAGAAACTCACCTTGGAGTCTCCTATGATTCGGATCTTCGCCTTGGAAAGGGCGATGTCTTCAGCAGAACGATCAGTCATTACTCACCTCCGATGATGGCCATCGCCTTAGCGAACTTGCACCACTCAACTTGATTGTGGGTTTCAGGTATTAAGGAAACAACAGCCAGAGACTGGGCCACGAAAACTTCTTCTTCGTCAAAAATCCAGTGACCATTTAGTGGATTGGTTATTCTTATTAGCTCCACCACTTCATTAATTGAAGCTGCGGTACCACCTAGTCGAGAGTAACTCTGGTTGTATTGGCTTTCACTATTACGGCAGTGACCCACATAAAGACCAGGTGTTACATATGAGCCGTCTGGGGGCTTAACGGTAACTACGTACGGACAAAATTCAGATGCTAGTTTTTCTAGTACTGATTTAGTACCGAGCTTGATCCCGTTCTGGATATCTTTTTCATAAATGCTAACTCTCCAGCCTTCGAATTCTCCAGAGAGTAGTCGATTGGGGGAGTCGCTGTTTGCATACTCGTCAACTATTGCTTGACCTGTGAGGTCTTCTTGACGAACCATAAAAAGTTCCCATCGACCACTCACTGGATTCTCCTTTAGAACATGTTCAGGTTCTTCTTCACCCACTCCGAGATACGCGGGTTCTGAATCAGACCCTTGTTACGCTGGCAAGCCATACGCAGAGTGATCACCATGTGGTCCGGGTTGAACCGGTCGAGGAAGATCAGGATCTTCTCGATGTTGTCCACCTTGGCGTTATCCGCCAGCATCGAGCACATGGCGAACATCAGACCCGGCTCATCCTTCGGCACGTAGATCGTGCTCGGGGAAGTCAGGATCTCTTCCAGGCTCGGCAGGCGACCGAAGTAGGCCAGGAACGCCTTGAAGTCGGTGGCCACGGTACCGATGATGCCCATGGCAGCAGCGAGGTTCAGCATGTCGTCCAGGGCACGAGGGTCTTGCTCCGGGGACATCTTCAGGAACCACTTCGAGAAGTCTTCCCAGGTACGCGGACACGCATAGACCCGACCACTGTTCTGCGGATCGAAGGTGTAGAACGCACGGGGACTGAACTCCAGGAATGCTTGTACCTTGGTGGCGATGTCCAGCTTGGGAGCCACGACTTGAAGCCAGCGCTTCAGGTCATTCCGAACCACGATGTGGTGCAGTCGGCTGATGAGAGCCGATGACATCGGGTTGACGATGGCACCATCGGTTTCGAGGTTACCGGCACCCATGACCAGGCACTTCGGATGGAGATCCTCGTTGCCTATCTGGCGATCCAGGATCAGCTTGTAGGCCGCCGCTTGACGGTCGTCGTCCGCACTGGTCAGTTCGTCGAGGAACAGCAGCCAACCAGCGAAGGGTTCTTTGGTTTCGGGGTTGATGGGCAACTCGTCGCCGACCAGGGGGAACTGCTCGAATACCTGGAACTTGGCACGCTCGCCGGAGAGGTTCGGCAAACCATTGAGGTCAGCCGGGTCCATCTGGGTGAGACGCAGGTCGATCAACTTCAGGTTGTTTTCCTTGGCGATCTGACGGGCCACTGCCGACTTACCGATGCCCGGCGAACCGTGGATCATCGGCTTCAGGCCGGCACGTAGGAAACCTTCGGCAATGAACTTGGCATCGAAAATGGATACTTCTTGTTCCTGGGGGAAGTGCATGGTGAACTCCTAAACGATTGATTTGATTGGTTTAAGCCTTGGCCACTACGTCTTTCGGGTGCTCCCGGAAAGCGTGCAGCCGACCGCTGATATGCCAGCACTCGGGCTTGGCCGTGTTGTTGACCCTGGTGTAGCTGCCACGAGCGTCGAAGGTCAGCATGGAGTAGCCTTCGGGACGCTCGGTGACAGTGAAGATCACCACGCGGGAACCGTCACGAGTGACGTAGTTCCCAGGACGGTCGATCAGTACAGGCAGGTCTTGCAGCTTGCTCATTTCAGTCTCCCGGTGCTGAAGTCGAGGATACGGGCGAACTCCTTCTTGCCCGCTTGGGGCTTGGAGTCTTCGCCGGCGTTGATGTAGTACTGGTGGATCAAGGTGTTGATCAAGCGGACGCCAATGTTGCTGTCGGGATACTGGCGGCCGATCTCCTTGATCAGCCACTTCTCGGCCTTCTTGTGGTCTTCCTTCGGGAACAGAGAGCGGTAGTTCGCCCACAGTTCCGATTCCTTGAGGTACTGGACCAGGGCTTCCATGGTCGGTTTCTCCAGGTTGTAGACCAAGCCAGTACGACCGATGAACTCGGTCTTGACGCCGCACTTCAGCAGTTCGGTGGCGTCCATGTTCTCCTGGCCGTTGAACGCACCGGCGAAGATGAACAAGGAACGCTCGACGCTGACCGTGTTGTACTTGCCGTAGTCGCCGAAGGTCTGGGTAGTACTGCCTTCCAGCACACGCAGGAACTCGTTCTGCACGCCGATGCTGATCTCGTTGGCATGGCTGTCGTTGGAATTACCGGAGAGGAACAGCTTGTCCATCTCGTCGCAGAATACGACGTTGGGGACATTGCCGAGGGTAGCCAGTGGGGCCAGTGCCTTGCTCAGGCTCAGGCCGGAGTAGCCTTCCTTGGTCAGCGATGCACAGTTGACCTCGGTCATGGGCAGCATGATGTCCAGGCGATTGCACTGGTCCATGATGTTGAAGGACTTGCCCGAACCAGAAGGGCCGGTCAACCAGAAGTGAGGACGAATCTCGCCTTCGGACGCTTTGAAGATGAGAAGGATCTTGCCGATCCGCTCGATTGTTTTTTCATTGGCTTGGGACACTGGTTAGTCTCCTTTAAACGGGAATATTAATAAATCTGGGAATGCGTAACCCCAAATATTACTCGGAAGGGGTCCACTCACCTACAAAGAGTAGAAGGGTATTGTGATACCCCATCATGGCTCGCATGAAGTCATGATGACTGCCCCCAGGAAGCAGATGTCTTGCTTCTTCGAGGGCTTCTTTTAAGGAACTGTGGGTTGGGTAGAGCTTCTGCTCCACCGGACTGAGATCACTGAACTGCATAGTTTCTCCTACTTAATTCTTGTCTTAATACACACAGTAGAATGCCGATAGTTACTCAGGGACTACATCCTGTGTAGTTTGGAAACTCGGCATTCTCTTTATGTACTAATAGTCCGCTTAGACTGTCTCGCCTTATGCGACGCTATGCGCAGGGAGTTAGTTAAAGGATTACTGCTAATGCATGGCACTTGCTCCTAAACCAATGAAAGAAAGAACAAACAGGACAAGAGCGTACGGAGTACGCTAATGAATAGCCTGTTCACCTGTGAGGTACATCATCCCATCTGTACCGAAGCGGCCCGCCAGCCAGCCTCGGAAGAACCCATGAATCAAAGGGTTGTCAGCGTAGTCTCCGAGACGACTACGCTTACTCGCCAGTTCTTCCTGGGTGATGACTACCCCGGCGAAGGACCACACACAGTGGCGGTACTCTTCTTCGAATTCTTTGCGGAGCTTGTCGCTGATCACTTCAGCATCGAACGCAGATTGTTCAGCAGTGCCTCGCCGCCCTTCAGGGACTGGATGTACAAGCACGCATCGTAGACAGTTTCGTCCAGGCCATGCTTCTGAACATGCTCCTTGCCGAAGCCGAGGGCATCCAGTAGTTCAGCCAGCTTGTTGCTCATCTGGGTGACCACCGCATCTTTCAGGATGGTGGTGGTCTGGTCGTCTCCCTTCTTCACTTCGAATTGGGCGACAGCTTCCCCAGAGTCCATCATACCCTGGATGTTCTGGCCGGTGAGCAGTACGTCGCTCTGGTGTAGACGACCCGGTTGCATGACCGGACCCTTGACCTTGTTGGCTTCCCGTAACAGCGTTTCAACCTGACCGCTGAGGTTTTCCACCATCTTGTTGGTTGCATCGATATCTTCGAGGAGGATATCTCGCTTGTTGTTGAGAACTTCTACCCGACGACGCAATCTCTGCATCTTGCCCTTCATGGCAGAGATCTCGTATTGAAACTTGTCTTCGCTCATCATCACTTGTTCACCCCGTAGAGTTGGAAATGGTCGTTCAGTTCGGTGTAGCGGCGACCATGCTTGTCGATCACAGCGATCTCGAAGCAGGCATTGCCACACCAGTTGCGGTGGATGTCAGTACCGATCTCTTCGATGATGACCTTCTTCCTGACACGCTCACCCGGTTCTCCTGGAAGCATCACCAGGGCACCACCGATGTTTTGCTTGGTGCAGAGCTTCACGTGGTCCCCCAGCAGCTGGGCGGTGATGAGTTCCTGGGCACCGGCAGTCAGTGAACCCCGTATGTGTTCGAAACCCTTCACGTAAACGCATACAGGACGCCGGTAGTCTTCTCCATGGCCGAGGCTGATACCAACCCGCTCGTTCTTAACGATGAAGCCATGACGGACGTACACGAACTTCCCCTTGAGGGCACTGTAGATCTTGCCTACAGAAAGGCCGGTCACATGAGCAAGCTGAAAAAGACCCTTTTCGTCGTAGTACACGAACTGCACCAGCTTGCCGTCAGCCAGGAAGTACAGACAGCGCTCGGTGGGGACATCGATGGGTTCCCCACGACGGAACCAAGTGATCTTGTCCATCAGCGCTTACCCTTCACCAGACGACGATGAGCCTTCGTCAGGTTCTCGCAGGAACGGAGCAGCAGGTGTGGATTGTTGCTCCGCTGGAAGTTGGTGTACTCACGCATGACAGCATGCACGAGGGTGTCCATGGTCAGTTCGGCATCGCTACGGCGCTGCTTACGAACCTTGTCCTTGAGGATCTCGATCTCTTTCTTGGCTTCAGCCAGCTGCTTTTCCAGACCGGTGTCCACAGGTTCGAAGACTGTCTCTTCCGCGACGAGTACGGGAACTACCTCCTGGTCCCCATGGAATGGCTTGGCGAGTTCCGAGATCTTCTTGTCACGGGCCTCTACCGCCTTCTTCAGATCTTTGATCTGGTTCTGGAGGCGGTAGTTATCGCTCTGGGCCCTTGCAAACAACCGACGATTAGAACGAATTTCTTCTGTCGCTTCTCCCAGCTTAATGTTTTGGACATTGATGATCGCATCTCTGCGCTGAACCTTGTCTTCGTAGTGTTTGGTCACACGGGCCAGGGCTTCATCGAAACGCTTGCGGGAAACGAATGGGATCATAGGGGTTCTCCATCTAAACTGATCTCAACGAACTTGCCGTTGAGGGTGTATTTGAGTTGCAGCATGCTGCCTTCCAACGCCCTGAAGTTCAGTGCGTAGACACGGCTATAGATGTCGTACATGAGGTCAGCAACTGCGAAGTTGTCAGGGTATTTTCTACGGGCTGCCCTGTACCCAACACGAAGCCAATCCATAGCAGTGCTTGCCGCTTCTTGGATCACCTTCTTTGCCACTGGTTTGTCGAGGTACTGACTGTCTCTCTCCAGGGCATCTTCGACAAGCTTGCGTAGTACGTCGAGGAAGTTCTCTTCGTCCACGCCCAGCTTGAACCGCTTCCCCACGTTGTCGATGAGGAAGTCGTTCTCCCTGATGAATGTGGCGATGTCGTAGTACATTACCTGCTCAGGACGAGGGTCCATCCTAGGAAAATGACACCACCAGTCTGTCTCGCCACGGAGCCACCACATGGCACCGAAGGCCCGCAACTCAGCTTCAAGGCCCTCGGTGCTGTCGATGTGCTCGAACGAGTCATGAACGACTGTCATGGCATCGCCAGGATCAAAGGTGTCCATGCCATCCAGCACCCACCCCCCGTCCTCGTAGATGAAGTTGCGGACCTGCATGGCTTACACCTTGGTGCGGGCGTTGAGCTTCTGGAGTTCCTCGTAGATGCCATAGCCCAGGAACCAGAAACCGAAGGTCATGCCGATACCAACAGCAGCACCCAGCATTACCAGCAGGGCGACGAGGCCGTTGTAGACTGTCAGGGCGGCGACTGCCACGACTACGAAGACCAGGATAGCAGCGATCCAAGCCATGGTGTCCAGGAATTTCAGGTAAGACTTGCGCATGGTGTTACTCCTTCTATCTATTGATGATCTCGCCGAAAACCAGCGAAAATGCAAAAAGCGTACGGAGTACGCTCAACCTCGACTCTTCACAATACAATCCCCGTGGGCATAGAAGAGATTGAGGTAGAACTTGGGTGACTCTCCGAACTTCTTGGCCCTCTCTTCTGCACTGGGGACCAGCACTATTGGCTTACCACAGTACTTGCATAGCCTGTGTTTACTCATGGTTTCTAAGCTCCCCTCAAAAAAATAAGCGCCCGATCCCATTTCTGGGATCAGGCAAATTCGGGTCCATGTAGCGTCTGGAAGACGCCCACTAACCTCAAGACAGCGCATACTCGCTATCACGGATCAGCTCAGACAGGTTGTGGATCGCCCGGTCGTAGCTGACATGGCTTCCAGTGATCTGGTGAACAATGTCGTCGAGGACGTTGCTGTCGGCCAGTTCGGCGAAGATGTTGATGTAGTGCTGGCGCATCTCGTTGCAGAAGTTCGGGTGGCACTTGAACTCATCGTGCACGGTGACCAGTTCGAAGGGTTCATGCACACGCATGGTATCCCACAGGGCACACAGAGCCTCCAGGTGGTCAGTCTCCAGCTGACATACGTTGACAGCGTTGATGTGGTTGAAGATCACTGCATCGACCATGTTGGTACGGTCATACAGGTCTTCGTAGACGGCCAGCTTGTCGTCCCTGGCTACTTCGGCTTCGCACTTGCCAGAGTGACGGTCCATCAGTTCACCCCAAACCAACTCCATTACCTTGGAGATGGCTTCACGATCGTAGTTGCAACGACGGTGCATGGAACGCAGTACGTAGGCGTCGATGGAGTGGATGACGTTGGCAGCATTCTTCACAGCACGCTCTACACCGCAGTCCTGCTTGTAGATGTACTCGAAGCTTGCGCCTTCCATCTCGTCCACTTCCACCCGAGTCTCGAACACGTCCGTGGACTTGACGATGGAGTGGAAGTTGTCCGGCAGCACCCAAGAGTGCTTCATGGCATAGGGCTGCCAAGTGTTGATCAGGTCATCCCGCATCTCGTTGGCGATGGGGGCAACCATCTCTACGCCTTGGTAGAAGGCTTCCAGTTCAGGGGTGTCTTCCCCGAACAGATTCTTCGGCTCAGCCTTCGAACCGTAGAAGTGGGTCATGGTTGCAGTCTTGATGTCCGACCGCTTGATCTCACCTACCGACTCACCCAGGTGGGTAGAGGCAGCAGTGGTGACCAGGCTGTACGCATCCTGGCGGAAGCCAGTGTTGATGAGGTTGGTGGCTTGGGCACCAGACTCACAGCCACCCAGGGCGGACATGATCTGCATCGCTTGTTTTCACAGAAGGTCGTTAATCTTCTGTCGTGTCAGCAGGACGTGGGAGATTTCCAAATATCCAACCTTTCAAAGGTTTCGTCGGTGCAGGTTTGTGCTGATTGCACTCCCGCATGCGATTGGCTATTTGATGTTCCTTAAGTCCCAAAGTAGGTGCTACATCTTTCTTGGTTTGATCGTGGATTTCTACGTAAACCCCTTCTGGGGTCACGTAGTACCAAGGCTGGAATGCTGTATTTGAGGTACCAGCATGGCCCTTGTCTTTGCACTTAGTTCCACGAATCTTTTCAGCCGTCGCTGCATGAGCAACAATCATCGCTGGGGTGCGATTACCATTATAGCGACGGCTGAAAGTTTTACCTGCTTCAGTACGATCCACACTGATGCCTTTGTTCCAGCTGACGGAACCATGGCGGTCATGCGTTGCAACACGCTGGTTGTACCAGTTGGGTGACGCAACACAGTTGTGTTCTTCGATGTAACTCCGTTCGAAGTCCATCAACTCTTGGCGAGTATTGAAGGTTCTCAAGATGGTTTTCACAGGCGGGTTGTCTTTTCGGTCCACCGGTAAGCCCCTACCAGATCCGAGATACGTGGTATCTAATTCTGGCGGTAGCTTGCACGAGCGGGCACCTATGTAGTACATCCCGTCTGCGAAAGTAAGCAAGTAAGCGTAGTGGTTCATGTGACCTCCTAGTTGTTCTGGAGTGCATATGTTACCACGCCCTACTGACACTGCTGTGAATTTCTCCACAGGCAAGACTATATCTTCACCCCAGAAGGGTGCTTCCCATTTCCACCCACTTGGGTGTACGGCCTAAGCCTAGTCGTTGAACCTTCTCCCATACGGAGCTTGGCTGCTGATTGCCCAATCCACACACTTTTCAAACCTTCGCTTTGCCTTTCGGCTCGCAGTGGTAGCGTGGCTATAAGGGGTTCCCAGCAATTAAGGAAGTGATCGACATGGATTGCTCCATGAAGGGGCTAGAAATCAACCCGAGCAGCAGGCATCAAGCCCTACCAGATGGCCAACAGGCTCACCACGCTGAGCAGCACGGATGGCCATGACAGCCTTGAGATACTGCGGACGAGTCTTCTCGTTGCACTCCAGGTTCTCCAGGTTGTCGAAGTTGTCGTAGCACCATTGGATACGTTGTTCGAAGAGCCACTTGTCATGGCCCATTTGGTTTGCAGCGTCGATCAACAGGTATTCGAAAGCGGTGTAAGGGGTCATGGTTTAGTTCCCATTAAACGAAGGTGGATTGGAATTAAAGACCGTAGATGGTCAACAGTGCTTGAAGTTCTTTCGGTATTTCCTCGGTATAAGCTACAGGCATGTACTTATTGAAAGGGTTGTCCTTCCTGAAGTGAAACCAGTAAGCAGTATTTCTCCTCTTTGTGGTCATTCTGAGAAGCACTAAATCCCGCTTATCTGGTCCTTTCAGACCAGCTTGGTAATATGCTTGGTCCGATACAACCCTATTCAACTCACACGTGAACAGGTGCCACTCACCATTGTGAAGCCATGCAGCTATGTTCATTGGTTAGTACCCTGCAAGTAGTGCAATAGCACTGGGTTCTTTAATCATTTCATCTGATGCTTCCTTGCCATATGCACGTCCGTAGGTGGGGTAGTACTTCCACATAAGCCAGTACTGACCATCATAGAAGGCGGTCTTCCTCCTGGTGAACACAACAGGTTCTTTTTCTTTCCGGTAGAGAGTAGCTAGACCCTCTGCAACTCTGTCTACGGTACCGTCCACAGCCGGGACAGCATCATCAGCAAACACTCTCCAATTGTCGCCGTCTTTCCAAACCACCAGTTCCATTTACTTGTCCTCTTCGTTACTGTGAATAGAAGTTTCACTCTAGCAGTTGGTCTAAACTCCAGATGACCAGCATTGCTCTGAGGTCTGCTGGCAGAAGATTCACGCCTTCTATCGCATCCTTATCAGTCATACCCATCCACCACCATCTGACTCCATTCAGCTTGTAGCGGGTACACACTGCTGCTTCTTTTGGGCTGTAGGCCATCATTGACGCAGCTTGCACAAGCTCAAGCAATCCGTCGTACTTGACGAACTTCCATGTATCGTCTTCTTTGTAGAAGGCATAGTGACTCACTTGCTTGCTCCTTCACTTGATCTTCAAGTGCTCCGGTACACCAGTGACTACCTTCTTGTTGGCCAAGTCGAGCATGGCCTTCTTGTAAGGGGATCCCTGGGTACTGATGTGGTAGCCCTGTGCATACACACGGCCACGCTTGTCGTACTTGTGCAGGAGGTAGAACCGATTACCTTGCTGAACCATGAGCTTGTACATCTCATGCGACTCAGAGACGAACCTGTACCAGTCGTCTTTCTTGTCCTGCGTATCCAAGTACTTGTGGGACTCTTCCTCCACGGTGCTCAAGAACTCAGTGTTCAGGCACAACTCAACAGCGTTCATCTTGTCCAGCACATCGAGACAGATGTCTTCGTTGTGATGGTTGTTGTTCAGGATCAGGGATTCCTTCTCCAGAGTAAGATGCAGCTTCGACTTGTTCCCAGTGAGCTTGGATGGTTTGCACACCATAGGAGGAAGGTACATAGCTCGCTCAACAGCATGCTGAAGCTTCTCCGGTAGTTGAATGTTAGAGATGACCTTGTATGTACCATACTTGGACACCTGCTCAATGTCGTACACGTCAAGCTCTGCCAGCACTGCAACCATCTCAGCGATGGTCTTGATGCTGTCAGCCTTGTCGTCGAAGCCAAGTACACCAGCTAGCTTGGCTGTGAAGCTGATGAACATGTCCGGTACCTGACAGTACGCAGACGCTACGATGATCTCGAACACAATGTGCTCAAGGTCCAGGTTACGAACAGTCTCCATACGAAGGTTCTTGGAGTTGTAGCTGTACTCAGTGGTGCGATACTCCTCCAGTAGAGCTACTCCCTGCTCCATCAAGCCAGGAAGATCTTCGTCACCGCGAATGAACTCACGGATGTACCCGTCAATGTGAGCCCGTGCAAAGCGGTACTCATTGGCGCGTTGCATATCTTCGGGCAGCATGTGGGTAATGGTCATGGAACGATTCCTTAATCGAACAGAAGTGATTGGGCGCGGATCTCTGCTGGTACTAGGTACTCTGCAACAGGATTGAAGTCACTGCTGAAGACGAACCACCTGCCATTGTGCTTGGTATAGAGTTGCTTGAACGGATCAGTGTAGCTCTTGAGTCTACTCATCATCAGACCGCTAGCTACATTGGATAGGTCTTTACGGAATACCTCTTCTGTCAAACCATCAAAGATGTACAGACATGACTCTCCTTTACGCAAAGAGTCAGATATCAGCATCGTATTGAACTTGCGGGCCATGTTTTGCTCCGCTTCCCGTATGCTCACCATTGTAAACATGTCCTTGTTATGCGCATTGATCCTCATCGCCAACTACCTCCATTGCACTAGAGTGAAGCCATCCCATTAGGGACGGCTCCAGATGGTTACGTTGTCGGGGAGACGAGCCAAGATGTCCTTGATGAGCCACCAAGGTTCATTCTGTCCTGGTTGTTCCAAGTGGTACTGGTGGGTTGGGTTCTCCTGTGCCCGCCACATCAGCTGAGTGGTACTGGTGCTGACGCAACCCAGGTCAGTGGGATCACGGTAGTGACGCTTGTCCTGGAATACTCCTACCTTGGATTGGCAGCGGCAACCGAAGATGCCACCAGCCCCTCCATTCTCAGCGATGTACTGCCCCACGCTGGTCTGAATACCAGCATCAGGGAAGCGTGCTACCAGTTCAGCAGCCATACCAGCAGTCATGACTACTGCACCGGTGGAGGTAAGAGTGCTATTGCTCAGCACGATGAAGTGGTCAGCCTTGTCGAAGACTTCCCACATGTTCCCTACTACGAACTGTGGCATTACAGGAGATCCCCCATACGGATGATTCCATCGCAGCAGTCAGGAGACTGCTTGGTCAGGACGATGTGGTTGTTGACGTGGCTGTACTGGAACATCCAGCGGTGCCCGTCATCTTGGTCGATGACGGTCAACTGCTTGAGCAGGTTCCTCAGCTTCACTTCACGCAGTGCGTCGATGAGAGTGTCTCCGTCCGATACCAACAGGCCGTTCTCATCACGGATCACTACACGTTTCAGGTAGGTACGAGTCATTATTCATTTCCCCAATACTTGGCGGTTGGTTTGAGCCATGGTCTCCATGCCTCACTGAAGTAGCAGTTGTCCGGTGCATCCTGGAACAGCGGAGCTATCTCGCTGTCCTTGAAGCCAGCCAGACCACAGCCAATGCGTGTTACCTGGAAGCTCATATAGAAGTGCTCCCTGGCGAAGTCCATGAACCGTTGCACGGCCTTGGCTACGTCGCTGATGTCGCAGGTAACCAGCAATCCCTTGGTTCCACGGTACTTGGTAGGTAGGGCATAGGACATGCCAGTAGGGCCTTCCCCTACACCGATCTCAGCACCCTTGTTGAACCGGGCATAGCGGGCAGCACCAGCCCCATGGATGCCAGCAGTGTTGCTACCGAACACGAAAATCATGTGATTGGTTTCCATCAGTTGAAGCCTCCGAACTTGTTGCGGGGGCCTTTGCCCAGGTGATTGGTTTCATGGTTTCGCATGGGCATCTCCCACTTGGGTATACGCTTGGGCTTCTTCACCGGCTTGGGTATCTCGTCCAGCATGTGGGCCATCATCCTTTCTTCCAGTGCGGTCATGTCTATGTACACTATGTCAATCTTCCTGCCGCTGTACTTACGTACCTCCAGCAGTTCACTCAGGTAGTCACGGTCTACGACCAGACGACCAGTTACAGTACCCCCGGTGGGTGTTTTGAGGTCGGTTGGCATATCGGTTCTCCAGCCGGAAACTGCCGATTCCAGACTTTTACTTCATCGTCAGGAAACCAGATGAGTTTCGTTGGTTTGATCGTAACGAACGGCTTGGGCAGTCCTCACGACTGACCCAAACCTATACTCTAAAAAACCAGCCCACACCCTACTCAGGATCGAGTGAGGGAGGATCGAGTGAGGGTGTGGGCGGACGCTGTTACAGGTCCAGCTGAAGCTCGGACTTGTCACGCACGACGCGGAAGGACAGGATCAGACGCGAGCGCAGGTTCTCGATGCGCTTGGCCAGATCCTTGTCGTCCTTGGCTTCGGCCAGGTACTCGTGCAGCTGTGCTTCTACGGCTTCGCTCAGGCGCAGCGGAATGCCGTTGCCCAGGCGAACCGGATCACCGCCACGGGTGCCGATGGAGATGTTGATGAAGCTTGCAGCACGGGTCTCGTCGGACTGAGCAGCGGTGTTGGTACGAGCGTTGGATTTCTTGAGTGCCATGATTCAGGTTCCTTGTAAGGAGAGGTAGTAGATACAGATCAGAAGTGGTTCGGCCCGCAGGCCATTACACAGGCGTAGCCTGCTCTTGCTCTTACACCCAGTGGGGTTCGTCGGACAGGTCGTTGTCCCAGTCAGCCCAGTGGTTCAGGACGTCTTCTTCGGTGACCGCAGACATGCCAATGGCATGCAGTTCGCGTGCAACGCTCTCGGCGTCCAGGCATTCACGATAGCCACGGTCGAGGATGGAGGTAGCCTTGCGGGTGTTCAGAACGATCATGATGAAATTCCTAAGTAAACAGTGAGTTATGAGGGTTGGACTTCCACCCCATGGCCGTAGGCCATGAGGACTTACAGCAGACCGATCAAGTTGAAGGCGATGCACACTGCCCCAATCAGGGCGAACATCCCGGAGAAGGTCAGGATGTGCATCACGAAGATGTCGATCACCAAGCCATACCAAGTGGCTTGCATGGCGTAGTTGTTGGCGGACCACTTCATGTAGCCATTCAGTACGGCTACTGACGAAGCGATGTACAGGCACAGCAGGATAAGGATCTCTACGTCGGTCACAGCAGACCTCCAGCGAGGAAGATGAAGAGGGGACCACAGCCTGCGAACAGCAGGCCCAGACCACAGACAGCCATTACCCATGCATGGATTCTCTGAATCTCCAGGTCATGGCGTCGGGAAATGCTCAGGGGAAACCTGAGCATCTCGTTGAGCACCCATTGCCTGTGCAGGCCGATCACCAACATGGAGAGGCCGACAGCGAACAGCAGGAACATGATGAGTACGATCACAGGTATTCCCCCACGAGGAAGAAGAGGTACAGGCATACCCACATGGATACACCGTACAGGACAGTGGCTACCGCAGCAGTGCCACGGTTACCACGACCGGTCTCACAGCGTATCCAGGTCTCCGCAGCCCATACGAGCATGCGAAGGAACGTCAGTACGATGGGTACTACCAGCAGCATTACGGTAACGAAGGCCAACGGTTGCATCATGGACATGACAGACTCCTTGGTTTAGGGATAGAGGACTACGGAAGATGGAAGAGGAAGCTGATTGCAGAGCACCAGACCACTGCCCAGAACACGTTCCATACGAGGCCAAGCAGGGCAGCTATCTTCTCGGCCCCTGGTAGCACGAACAGTGCACCGAAGCAGGCCAGAGAGGCCAGGCACTTGACCATGAAGAAGTAGGCACAGATGGCGATGAGGACGAAGCAAGCGATAGCTACCATGGGTTAGATCTCCAGAGTTGTTGGTTTGGTTTTGAGACGGTTGGTGCAGACACCGGAAACGTTTCTATTGACGCCTACCCAGTACCAGTGCTTGAGGTTCAGACGACGACGATGACGGATTGCAGACGCCAACGTCCTGGCGGTGTACTCGTCCCCACACATGACTACGTGGGTGAGTACGGTGTCAGGGAATCCCTTGTTGATCAGGATTACCTGTACACGGAAGCCAGTCAGCTTTCCCTTGGTGGGAATGATCTTGATCTTGTACAGACGACCAACGAGGGTGAGGTTATGGTTGGTGCTCATGATGGTTCCTTTTGATGAGGTCGTAATAGGCCCAGACATAGAACTGGACCCAGTTTTCTTTCGTGGTATCCAGACCTACTCGGTCCAGCTTACCTAGTACAGATGAGTTCACGCCGCGAAGAATCTCTTCGTGCAGCCATTCCTTGAAGAGGACGTACTCTTCCAGGGTCACCTGCTGGCGTTCGAACAGATCGGCCATGGCGTAACACATGTACGGGAAGCCACCATTACTGGTGAAGTGCTCCAAGCCGAGCTTGATCAGTTGTGCAATGGTACGCATGGGTCAGATCCTCACGTCAGCAAAGCCAATGGGGTCAGCGGGACAGCCATGCTCATTGCAGAAGTCTGCGTACTCCTGGTCCAGCTTGTTCCAGACACGCTGGAATTCTTCCAGGGATTGGATGGGACTGAAGCCATGCTGGATCAACAGATAGCAGCACAGGTCATACTGGAAATCCCTTGCCCAGCACTGGCACGCGATGTCATAAACGGTGATATTACGGACACGTTTGATACGAGCGTACTTATACATCAGATGTTCTCCTTGGTTTCGGTGAGGTCCAGACGAGCAATGACTACTTCCACATCCTCTGACACGAAGTAGAAGATGCGGATGTCCTTGTCGCTGGGACTACAGTTGAAGGTGATGAAGTGTCTGGCTTCACCGAAGGTACGGACACGGTTGGTTTGATAATTGACACCATCACGAGTGAAGCCTACGAAGCAGACTTTCTCTGCCATCTTCCGGTCTAGCGGAGTCATACGATGATGTTCCCGTAGTGGTTGAAGTAAGCGAGGATCACCTCACAGCCTTCTGTCTCAGACATGTAGGAGAGACGGATGCCAGTGTCAGTGAGCTTGCAGTGGATGCGGATGTAGTCACGCATCTCATCCAGGCTTTTGATGACAGGTGACTTGACCAGTTCACCATTGGTCATCTTCAGCACGTGACAGCTGTTGGTACGGATTACGTTCTTGAGGGTCAGCGTAATGAGGGACATGGTAGTGCTTCCTGTCAGTCAGAAGGGTTCGAAGGTGATCTCTTCACCATTGGGATTGATCAGGTAGATGCCAGACCAGAGTCCTTCCTGACCTCTGCACATGGCAGTTGCCTTGATACGAGCAACTTCATCAGAGACAGCTTCGAACTCATGTTCGATGGAGTGGAGACACTCGTTGGTGTACATCAGGGTGTAGATGTTCTGGTCCATGGTTGATACCTATAGAGGACTATGAAGTAACTGTTGAATTGAATACCACACCATCACCGAAGGTGTAGAGGAACATCAGACACTACCCAAGGATAGATAGGAACACGGTGTGTATCGTGTAGATGGGAAAGTGATGACAAGGTATAGGGTTGAGGAAGGTAGAGATGATGAACATTTGGTGGGTAATCAACTACACCTAGTATGCAGTGCACCACTACCCTATCTCCCCTATCCTCCTACACACGAGAGAGATGTGAAGAGTAGAGAGAGTAATCACAGAGAGTATCCCTTCCTTCCTACAACCTACTGTCCCTGAGAGAGAGAGAGAGATGTGTGCTTTTGTGTGTGATCTTGATCTTATGTGTGCTTTGAAAAGGTAACCTCTACTCCGGGTTAGGGAGTAGAGGTAGAGAGGTGAAGAGGTAGAGGGTTAAGCCTTGGCCTTGGTACGTTCCTTGCGGACGGATTCGACAGCTTCGGTGAGACCCTTCTCCTGAAGTTCCTGAGCGTTCTCGATGTTGAGCAGTGCGATGGCTTGTTCACGTTGCAGACGAGCCTTGTTGTTGAAGTGAGCAGACTCTTCTTCAGCCCACTCGGTTACGTTCTCCGCAGCCTTGGTCAGGTTGGTGACAGCACGGAACATGGACTCCAGCATAGCGAAGAATTGGTTGAGAGCTTTGAACATGGTAGTACTCCAGAGTAGTGAGAATGGTTGTGGTGACACAGGATCAATCCACAGCACAGCCGAAGGCTTCTCTTGATCTAGAAGTACAGACAGTTGATTGGGTAGAAGGAGAGTTAAACAAGGTGGGGTAGGTAGCGCGGGAATTCCAAAACTCAAGAGGTACCGGGGGGGATAACCGGAATTGGAGAGCCGCAGACTGAAGTACTGCAATCACAAGTCTATGAGCAAAATTCCCCTAACCAAAATCACCTTCCCTCCCCCTAAGCCAATCCCTTTCCCCTAGCTCCCATAACCCATAGCTGAGGTTAAGTCGCCAAGCACCGAGCGCAGCGAGGTGAGCAGGATGACTGGTCCGAAGCTATGGGTTATGGATACCTGTGGATATCTATAGTCAAGTTATCCACAGGATATACACACCCTAGTCTTTACCTTGGATGTAGCAGCCGATCTCTCTCCATGCTTCCTTCCAGTCCTTGTGCTTGACTGGTGATACGTACGACAAACCAGTGTCTGTGTTTACAGCTGCACCAGTGAACAAACCAGTAGCTGCAAACCAATAGACTTCAACCCTGAAGTTCCTTGTCTGGTCACTCTTAACCAGAACACCAAGACCGCCTCTCATTACAGTAGGTGTCTTCACCCAATCCCTTGCATCACGGATGACAGGATCGAAGTCTGCATCCATGAGGGTACTCTCCATTCTGAGTGTCGTACCTCGGATGGTACCTACCCAGTAGAACAAGCCATCACGTTTAACGATGTCAGCCTGCTTACGAGAACCACGACTGGTAACCCTGCACAGGAAACTCTCCCTGTTCTCTTCAGTAGAGGTAGCCTTAAGCTTGTCCTCCAGTTCTTTTACCTTGGCTTCCAGTTCAGCTATCTTCTGCTGTGCTGGGTCTACAGGTACCAGCTGGAATACTTCACAGTACTTCCACAGCGCATCAGCTATGGTCATTGTATTCAAGCCAGCGTGGTTGCTCCTATCGTTCTCTTGGTAGTCTTTCCAAGGTACGTTGAGGTCGATCTCTACCAGTTCTTGTCCTGGTAGTTTGATGTTCAGTACGGTTCTCTGTTCCATTGAATCTGATTCCTCGCGCGCGCGTTGAGGTGGGAGAGTGATGACCCCGGCGCCTGCGGCCCGAGTCAACCCCGAGCGTAGCGAGTGGGTTGACGAGGGTAATTCCTCGTGGTACCCTTGGTATTACTCACCCACGGGGGATTACCTATATATTATATAGGGGGGAGAAGGAGGCTTTCGGGCCTCCTTTTTTGTGCCTGGAATACTACCGTTCGTCGGGTAGTTAGTCCGGGAGCCTGCCGATGATGGGGCCTGGGGGATACCGGAAGGTAGGGGTAGCCTGCTTCTTCAGTCGGGCCACCTCCTGCTCCAGTTCCTGGATACGGTGCTTGAGGATGTCCGTCTCCTTGGAGGGCATCTGCACAACGCAGGTGCTCGCCGCAAGGATCGCCTCGTTGACGATCCGCATCTTGGTCTCGGGGCGCTTGTCTTCCCAGAAAGTCGCAGTGAAGTTGGTGTTGAGGTAGAAGGTCTTGCCCTGGATGGTGAGGACAATGCGAACCTTGCCCGTGTCGTTCAGTTCCATAAAAGCTCCAGTAGCATCATGGCTCCGTACAGGTTCATCGGTACCATGGGTGCGAAGATGATGAAGGCGAAGACAGGCTT